TACTGGTTTAAGAACTATTTTTACAAGAATTCAAAGAGCAGATACAATCAAACAACTCAGAGGCTTTGGCATAGAGCTACAAGATTTAGAAGGTAAATTCGTTGGCCCCTTCGAAGCTATTCGTAGATTGAGCGAAGGACTAGCTAATTTAGACCCTAGAGATATTAGATTTAGTTCTATAGTAGAAGAGCTTGGTGGCTTTCGTCAAATTGGTAAAGTTATTCCACTTATTCAACAATTCGAAACAGCGCAAAAAGCACTAGGTGTTGCTCAAAGAGGTCAAGGTAGTCTCACTGACGCTCAGATCGTTGCTCAACAAAGTTTGGCGAATCAACTTGCTCGCGTCAGGGAGCAATTCTTAGCTTTGATTAGAGATATAGGTCAGAGTAAAGCTTTCAATACTTTATTCACAATAGTCACAAATTTAGCTAGTGGATTAATTAGTTTAGCTGGTGCGTTTAAACCGATAATTCCAATACTAGGAATTATAGGAGCCGTAAAAGGTGTTAAGGCGCTAACAGAATTTGGCGGAGGATTTTTTGGACAACTATCAAAAGCTGGCGCTCGTAAAACAGGATCAAATATCGGCGGCGCTATTAGCGGAACAAGGGAAAAAGAAAAAGCAGAAACTGTTTCGAGAGCAAACGATCTAATTAAGATGAATACTGATGCTCTTAATACTCTAACCCAAAGCATTAATATGCTCGCTGCTCGGATAGGGTCACGCGGATCTGCGACATTAAGAGATGGAGGTAAAGTATTAGCATTCAATAGGGGCGGGGTTGTTCCAGGAACCGGCATAGGAGACAAGGTTCCGGCAATGCTTGAGCCTGGAGAGTTTGTTATAAGAAAGAAAGCTGTTGAATCTATTGGAGCAAAAAGACTGCATAATATGAATAAATATTGGACAGGAGGCGTTGCCGAATCAAAAAAGGGAGGTAATGCAGCTCCAATAAATGCTTTTATGAAACAATCAGGAAATTATATAGAAGATAACGATAAACTTGAAGCTAATATTACTAGAAAAGATCCTAGTGATTATGGTTTTACCAGCAGTGATTTTCCTGATCTTGTTGAGAGAATGAAAAAAAGAGGCGTGATCTTTAAAAATGACCCCAGGTTTGCAGTATTAACAAAAAAAGAAAAAGGAAGCAATCACTATCGATTTACTAATAGTGGTGGTGTTGTTTTTGAGGAAGCATTACAAGAAAAAATAAATAGCTCTAGAACCACCGGATTGAGGACTGTAAAATATCCTGGAACTGGAAGCGGTAGCGGTAACATAAGTAATGCTTCTGTTGATCTTATAGATAATGCTACTGGTGAACTTATAGAAAGCAAGTTTGTGGATGCTCCTAGTAAAGCTCAAGACGCTATTTTTGCTGGTAGATTGTTAAGATATAATTTGGAAAATAGAAAAACAACCTTTGGTTCAACACTACCAAAGAGTTTTAATCATTTTGGAGAAGATAATCTAAACGACATAGACGATATAAATCTTGGAAGTATAACAGCCGCCGCTGCCGCAGACACAAAAATTGGTAAAAATAGAATACCTGGATATAAAACAGAATTTAATAAATGGTTAATTGATAATAATTATGCAGGCAGTAGCACATCTGGATCAGCAACACTGCTAAGGTCTGGTGGATTAGTTCAAAAGTTTCTTGATGGTGGTTGGGTAAAAAGGATGCAACGCTATCCCGATAAAGAATTAAATGAAGAGATGATGTATTTGTACTCTATTTTAGACTTATATGATCTTGGTGAAGGGCCATTACCAGCTAACACATTTGATAATGGTAAAATGGAAGATATTGGCAAAAGAGAAGCAAGACAACGAATCAAAGCTATAGAAGACTATATAGTAGCTAGAAAAGAAATAGAAAAACAAAAATTTGCTAATCGTAAAGGACCCGGATTACAATCAACTGACCAATACGATACCCAAGAGATGCTCGATGCTATAACATATTACCAAGCTGGAAGTGGACCATTCACAAAAGCATTAGCTTCTGATAAAAAAACATTCACAGATCCCAGAGGAGAAAGATATCAAACACAAGATATTAGAGATAGATTATTAGCAGCTAGCCAATTTAAAATACCTAAAAAAACATATAGTGGATTAGGAAGAAGCCAATTAAAAGAAATATTAAGTGATACTGAAATAACACCAAAAGAATTATCATCTAAACCATCAGAAACTCTCAAAAATTTAGTTGGAAAAACAGTAGACTTTCCAACATTCTTATCTGTTAGTGCGGATAAATCTCAAGCAGAAGCTTTTGTGCAAAATCCTGGAGCTTTACTAAATATAGATGGAAGTTCAACAGCTCAAAAAACTATAGACATTGTAAAAGCAAAAAATAAAACAAAAGTTAATCAACAAGCAGCAGAGAAAAGTCGTAGACTCCCGGGACTAGAAAAAATTAGTGAGAAAAAATTAGAAAATTATGATGAAGAAAAAGAATTTATTATTCCTCCAAATGTTGGTTTTAAGATAACAAGAGCTAGCGGAACAGTTAGTAGTAGTTTTTCAAAAGATTTAAAAAGCAAAAAACCAGGAGGTGTAGGGTCAACAGGCGGACTGAGTCTAGGAACTTTATATGAATTATATTATGGAGAGGATGATAAAGAATTTGAAAAAACAAAATTGGATTTAACAACTAAAATGTTAAGATCGGGTGGTAAAGTTAAAAGCTTTATGGCTGGAGGAAAAGTACAAAGAAATCTTGGATATATTGATTATGATGTTATAGCTAATGAGGCTAATGCCGGAGTTGTCGAGGCCGGAATGAAAAAGGCCGGAGTAACTGGACCACGATTATATGCAGATTACCTGACCGACCTTGCTGTTAAAGCTAGAAAAAGCAAAAAATTAGATAAGCTTCGAGCTATATATGGTGTTGCTGGAAGTGGAAAAACAACACTAGCACGAGGTCAAGGAACAGATGTTGGAACGCTACGAGAAACTACTCGTTTTCCGATATTAACCCCAGAAGATATTGAAAAAGCAAATGAAATATTGATCTTGACTAGTAGCGTATCACGAGATAAATTAGAAGGATTTTTAAGTGAGGTTGATAGAGCTTATACATTAAGCTCAACAACAGCAACTGAGCAAGAAAGAATAAAGGCACAAAGAACTAGTAGGGATACCACAGGAATAGGCTTAGAGGGTAGAAGACCAGGCACAACCTCTGGGGTAGGTAGAGATACAGCTGTTGGAGAAGCACTGTTGGGGGATGCTCTTGGAAAAAGATCAGTAGTTCTTGGACGAACAGAGAGCGGAAGATTGCGAAGAAAAAGTGGAAACGAATTAGTTGAGATTATTAAAAAGAGAATAGGTTTCACATGGGGAGGATATGCTCCAACAACAGCTGGTCATGAGAGCATAGTTGATTCAGCTGCTGCTTATGGTATACCTCCCGAAGATTTTATAGCATTAGTTGGTTCCGATGAAGGAATTACTAAAGACAAAGATGGAGAATATAATTATAGAACAGCAATTTTTGATCAAGATGCTAGAATATTATTGGCAAAGGCAGGATTCGGATCAAAAGGAGCAACAGTAATACCAAAACCAAGAGATTTTGAAGTTCCTCAAGGTTTTGATATTGGAGAAAGTGATGGACGAAGAAGAGTAGTTGTGCCAGCTCCAGGAAGTACAGCTTTTGTTGCGGAGAAAACGGAACAGGATCTTGAAAAATATATAAAGGCCGGATACGAAACCGTTAATCTTGAGCGCAGCGGCGGTATTAGTGGTACGCTTGTTAGAAAATTAATAGAAGAAGGAAATCTTGCTGAACTACAAAAAGTTTTAAGTCCACCAGTTTATGATATGATTTCTAGAAATATTGGAAGAATACAAAATAGAGCTAGTGTTCTTCCTAATATAATAGCCGAAGTAGAAAAAAATAAACAGCTATCATTAAAAGCAATAGAACAACAAATCGAAGCTTTAGGAATAAGTAGAATCAATAAAACTACAGAGAAAGAAGATCCAGAATACGCCGCTAAAGCAGAAGTATTAAGACAACTTAGAGATAAAAGAGATAAGATAAGAACTGGCGCTCAATTTGAACCATATAGACTTTTAGCCAAACTTGCAGCCGCTAAACCTGATCAGTATGGCTTGGATTTTTCTACTAGGCCATCTGCCACACCGCTCTCAGCAATTCCCGCTGTTGCAAAACCATCAGAGGTTGTGGCCCAAAAAACCAAAGCAAAAGCCGCCAAAGCAGCAAAAACAGCAACATCAAAAGCAAAAGTTGGGCCAAAAAAGGTTGATATAAAACAAGCATCTATGAAGATGGCTGGTAGTGAACTTATTAGTAGGGTTGGCGGTATAAGTCCAGCAATAGCATTATTGCAAAAAGAAGGCTTTGATCTAGGCAAAGATAAGATACAGGGAACAACAACAATATTAAGATCTAATAAAGCAGCTAAACAAGTGCTCATAGATGCTATCAATGCACAATATGCCGCAACTATGGGAGGAATCTCCCAGAAAGGCTTAGCTTTCGGTGCTGTTGGACTTGCTGGCAATCCATATTCTAACGAGGTAAGAGTTCTTAGTGATAGGCTTAAAAATCCAGTAACAGTTAATATAAGTGGAAGATTAGCTAACGATAAGTTTAAGGCACTGATGCAAAGTCAAATAGATACTGGTTATGAATCCACTATAATGGGTGCTGCTCAGCAAATGACTATAGCTCAAATTTTAGATGACATAGTCGGTGGAGATAAATTAATTAGTGATTTTGATAAAGTTATTAATTATGGTGCTGATGTTATATCATCTGATCCGGGCGCACCCATGTTTTCTGAATTCCAAGATCTGGATAAAGTTAGAGAAGCATTACGATCTTCGTCGCTGAGTCCTTTTGGTCAATCATTAGCTGATCTTGTAAAATCATCAGGATCTAGTGAACTCCTAAACAGAATGTTTATTAATACTGCTAGATCACAAACTACTGCTCCTCTTATTAAAGAATGGTTAGATAGTGTTGGTCTTCCTATACCACTAGAAAATATTTATGGTGTTGGAGGAGCGAATGTTAGCGGTTCTTCTATTCCTAAGCTTAAAGCTGCTATAGTCCAAAAATTAGGAGGAGGATCGTTTGTTGATGATGATCCAGCAAATGTTGCTGGAGTAGCCGAAACTATTAGAGGAGAGGGCTTGAGGGGTAAAAGCTATTTGATGCCATATGGCCAACCCAAAGGATCAGAAGCAAACACGGCGAAAGGTGTTTTATTTCAAAATATACTACAAGAATTAGGGGCAATTAGAAATACAGATCGACAATCTATAGACTTTCCACAAGGATTAGGATCTCAAGCAGCCGGATTATTTAACGATGGTGGGATGTTCGTGACATTACCAACAGACGCCAAATATACACTGAGTGGTGCTGGTGATATGATTAGTAATATTACCAACTATCTAAGAGCACAAGGATATATGGCCGGAGGTGCAGTAAAAGCTCCTCAAAGATCATTCGGAACCGGAACTTTCCCATTCCCCAAACGAATCTCTAATGCTTATTTTAAAGAATTAGATAAGATGACATCTTTTGAGGAGTTTGATGCAAGGGCTGGATTCGCTCTCAAAGACACTACTGTTAGGGTTGATGAATTAGGAATGAGAGAAGCATATGATTCCTCTCCTCTTGATTTAGAGAGGTTTAAAAGCAGTTTCAAAGAAAGATTATCAAGAAATACGCTGATTAGCGGAATGAGCGACTTTGCGAAATTTATTGGTTTACCATCAGAATCATTAATTGACTATTTACCACAGGTTGTAGATTTTGACCAGCCCAGTGGCGGCATATCAACCGCATACTTTGATCCAAATCCAAGTTTGAATAGAAAAGCTTATAGTCTTGAAAATTTTGGATGGTCAGAAGCTCAAGAGCAGGATTTGTATGGTATTCAAGCACTAATAAAAGAAAAAGAAAAAGAGATCAAGAGAATTATCAAAAAGCCTGTTAAAACTTTTGAAGATGGTAGCTTTTCTTACGACTACGAAGCTGCTACAAAAGCTAATGAAGAATTAAGAGTTCTTAAAGACCGATTATTTAATCTAAAGGACGCTAAATTAACAGCCGAAAAAGCTGCTAGGGCGAATGCTAAGAGTGTTGCGGAAACTACTGGACGAGGAACTATTGGATTTAAAACTAAACTTTCGATGTTCGGAGCAGGAGCACCGGCTTCTAGTTTATATCACGAACTAGGTCATCAGTTATTAAGTACTTTTAAAACCAGGGTTCCAGAAAGTTTTGATAAATACAAAACTAGAGTTGTTTCATTATTTGATGGAGATAATGATGATGTGGCTCAAGCTATTGATGCTCTACCGGGCGCTAATTATAAGAGTGCTGATATAGCTTATGGTAGAAGTTATAAAATAGGAGCACTATCATCTCAACAAACAGCTCTTCTCAGAGAGCAAAAGCCAGAAAATCAAGAATTACTAACCAGATCGATGGACATTAGACGGGCTGCTGATGCTGTAACAACAGCAAAACCATTTAAGACTCTGAATCCTGTTGTTAATTCTACACTAAAAATGCTTGGCGTAGAGGACTCTAGAATCAATAAATTAGAGGATATGGGTAAAGAGGAATTTTTAACAACATTATTACAGAATTATCCAATATTAGATAGTAATCTTAATGGCATACTACAATCAACATTAGATGAATTATTTGCTGCTGGTGGAGTACAAAGACAAAAATTTAATATAGGTGGCGTTGTAGACAAACCAAAATTTAGTACTAAAGAAGATTGGATAGAAGAATTTAAGCGCAAGGATAGAACTAATAATACATCATCGTTCGATACTGCTGGCAACTTATTGCCTCATATAAACGATTGGATAGAAGAAGAACTCAAAAGTAAAACAGAATCTAGTTCTCTTGAAGATATATCAGAGGATCCTTTATTAGATAAATTAATAAAAAAGAAACAATCTGGAATTTTTGGAAAGGCTGGTATAAGATCTTCTGGATCGGAAGTTATTGCAACGTACTTTAAAAACTCTGATAGATCAGGCTCCGTAACAGCTAAAAAATTAGGAGATAATATTTTTTCTGTAGGTTTATCTGGAGCTACTGGTGGATTTGGTCCTTATCTGTACGAATTGGTTATAGAAAAGGTTAGCCAATTAGGGGGTATGCTAACACCTGACAGAAATATGGTGAGTCAAGACGCTCAAAGATATTGGGCAAATGCTTTCGCAAGATCTTCTATTAAAAAGACGCCATTAGATCCTAAATATTGGGTTAAAAATAATTCATTATTAGATCCTAAATTATATGGAAAACCAGAAACTTGGCCACCAGCTAATGATCCTGCTTGGATATTACAAAGTGGATACAGCAAAAACTCTCAACAGTTTATTAATGATCCAGATGTAGTGGATCTCAACGATCCTAAATATTCCAAGTTTATACAGATGCAACAGGCTAGTTTCTTGTCTAGAAACATGGGTGGTCCTATTGGTAGATTCTCCGGTGGCGGTGTTGCTGCTATGGTTAGTAACGGAGAGGGTTTTGTTCCTCCCACAGTAGCTAAAAAAATAGGATATGCAAAATTAGACAGAATAAATCAAGCTGATCGTAATGGTATGAGAGGTTTTTCTGGCGGTGGTGGCATAAGCGTATTCAAGGGTCCGGGTAGCGGAACCAGTGATAGTATTGGTCCGATTAGTTTGCCTACTGGTGGTTATGTTATCAGAAAAGGAGCTATGGATGCTCTGGGATTTAGTAGAGGAGGAAACATTGGAATTAGAAAGTTTGCTAGCGGATCTACAGGAGGAATATCAGATATTGGAGAGAAAGGTAAAGAATTACAAGACAAACGATTCTTGTTAGAGTCAAAGCGAGCAAAACGTCTACAACTAGAACAACAAAGAACCGCTGCTAGTACTCCAGAAGAAAAACAAAAGATAACAGATGAAATGGAATCTGTAGTACAAGACATTTCTCAATTGGAAATTATAGTTAATGGTATAGAAACCGAGTTTAATAGTTTAACAGATGCTATCAACGCCTTTGAGTCAGACATAGCTGAAACTGGTAAAGTGCTAAGAGACTCTATTAGAGCAGAATTTGAAGCCATAACAGGAAGAAAACCTAGCGACTCTAAAGTGGAAGAAATCTTACAAGAGGTCACAAGAACAGGTGGAAAGGCAAGGTTAGATACAGGAGATGATATAACAGTTAATCCTCGGTATCTACAAGATATAGAAAATAATAAAAAAAATTTAGCGAGCAGAGTGAGTGAAAGAGATAAAGGATTTGGTAAAGCTAAAGATATGGAAGACTTCAATATCTCGGCTAGAGATTTTATATCTCAAAAACAATCAGAATTATCATCAGAACAAAAAAATAAATCTGAACTAGAATCTAGAGCTTCTACTGCTACTGGCGGAGAAGCAATATTGCTTAACGACCAAATAAAAACAAGTGCTCAAAAAATAGTAGAGTTAAATGCCGCTATAGAGGCTGCCGAAGGGTCTTATTCTGGCGTTGCTGCTCAGGTTTCTACCGCTTCGAAATTGGAAGCCGATGCTCAAGATAAAGTGAGACAAGCAGAGCAGAATCTGTTGAACTCATTAAGAGCTAGGGTTACTGATTGGGAAAATTTAAGCGATAAAAACAAAGCTAAAGCAATAGAACAAGTACGCAATACTGGACAAATTACTGATAAAAGTGGTAAGACTCAATCTTTCGACATTAGTGAAGTTCAAGAAGCAGACAGAGCTTTGGAACTCGCTAGAGCAGAAAAAGAGCGAGCTGAAAATAAAAAAGAAACTCTATATCCATCAAAACCGTCAGCTACTCAAACCGACCCAAGAATTCTGGCCGAACAACAAAAATTATCAGATAATGCATTTTTTGAATACAGAGCACAAACAGACGGAACAAATGTTAGAGCGGTTAAGTTAGGAATAGCAAAAGAACTAGGTAGGGCGCGATTTGAAGCATCAGGAGCTCAATTTGAGGGTAGAAAAGCAGAAGCTTCTAATAAATTATTTTTACAACAAGATACTCTTAAAAATTTAGCTCAAACAAGAGCAAAGGCCCAAGCAACCATTACTAGTAGTGGAGGAACTGCTGAGGAAAAACAAGCGGCAACCGTAGAGTTAGCATCAATTAATCAAAGACTAGCAGCAGAAACAGATAACATAGTTCAGCAAATGGTTGAGCTAAATCCAACGCTTGGTGACTCCGAAGAAAAAATGAAAGAGCTAAGAGCATCAGCAGAAACAGTAGCAGAAAGTTTAGGTTCAGGCGATCTAGCCGCTGCTCAAAAAGCATTTACAGACGCTATAGGATCAGCTCCTGAAGGGGCGGATGCTCTCAGGGTCGCTATGCTTAATACTGCGAAAAAATTGGGCATATCTGTTGATCTTTTAGAAAGAGAATTTGGAGAGGCTGGAGATAGTGCGAAAGAGGTCGCTAGACAGAGCTTTGTTCAGAGCAGAGAAGGTCAAAGGTTCGGCGCTCTTGCTCAATTTGCGCCAGGTATGCTTGGCAAATTCTCAGAAAGTAGGGGTGGTAGAGTTCTTGGCGCTGGAGCAGATTTTATCAGCGGTAAAGGTGGTAGATTTAGTCAAGCTTTTGCTAATGTTGGAGGAATAGCTGGCGTTGGGGCTGGAGCAACATTAATAGCAGATCAATTACAACAAGGTCTTAAAAATTACGCGCCAGCACTATCTTCCAACGTTAATGTTGCTGGTGCTGTTGGAGCTTTGGGTGGTGCTGGCACAGGAGCTGCTAGTGGCGCTGTGCTTGGCGCTCAAATTGCTGGCCCGGTTGGTGCTTTGGTTGCTGGAATTGGAGGAGCTGTTATTGGTGGTATTCAAGGCTTCTTTAGTGCTAAAAATCAACAAATACTAATTAATGCTTTGGAAAAAATAGCATCAACTACTGGCGAACTGGATATTGCTCTTAAAAATTTGGCCCAAACAGCTAATGATGTTAACTTTAAAAATGCTCAAAAAGCATTTGGAGATGTTATCCAAGCTAGTGGTGATATTAGAAGTTTAGCTCTTGGTAGCTCTACACTAACTGCTGGAGACGCTGGAGGTATAGCTGGTACCGCTGTGGCTGGAGCAATTGGAGGCGCTGTTGCTGGAGCAATTGCTGGTAGTGTTGTGCCCGTAATAGGAACAGCTGTTGGTGCTGCGATAGGTGGAGCTATCGGCGGAATTGCTGGTGGATCATACGGATTTTTTAATCGACCCAGCGCAGCACAAAGACAAGAAGCTCTTGGGGCTTTGGTAAATCAGGCAGGAAAACAACAGGATATCGCATCAAGATTTGCTGAGCGAGACCTTGGAAAATTGAATGTTGATCAACTAATGAAATTATATGATGAGCTTAACGCTGGAACTAGCGAATTTAATCCTATAGCTCAACAATATGTTGATTCTATGTTAGCCGCCGCCGCAGCTGCTCAACAAGCAAAAACAGGAAGCGACGTTTTAACCGCTGCTCAAAAACAAGAAATCACAACCACGGCTCTAAACACAGCTGCTCTAGATTCATATATGAGAGCTAGAAAAGAAGCTGGAGCAACCGATGAACAAATTAGTAAAGAGATTAATGCTGATAGAGCTCAAGCAATAAAAATTGGGCAATATTATAATGATGAAAATGCTAAATTATTAGCTAAACAAGCTGCTCTAGCCAAAGCTACTCAAGTTTTAGCTAATGAATTTTCTAATCTGGATGATGTGTTCAATAGAGTGGGTAGTTTTACAGACAGATTTAAAGCTGAGCTTGAACAACTAGATGTTGATATTCAGGCCAGAGTTGGTGATCTTACTGGAAAATCAGAGGTTCAAAAAAGCGATAGAAAATTTGAAAGAGTTTTAAGTAATATATCAGCATATTCTCCAGAAGAAGTATCTCAAGCAGCTAATTTTGCAGCAACTCTTGGCGGCGGTGGAGAGCAAGCTGTTGCATTAGCCAACACCGCTAATTTAGCTAGAGTATTTCAAAATCAATTACCACAGCTTATAAAAGCTTCCGCAGACTTTGCGGGAGATGATCGGGAAGATGTTCGTGGGCGCGAGGGAGTAGTGGCCGAATTACAAAGGCAATTAACTGCTGCTGTTGCAAGACCAGATAGGACGGTATCTACTGGAGCGCAAACAGCGATTAAGGAAATTATGGATCAGGCAAGAGGAGAGCTTGACAGCGGCAAGCCTGTTGATGCTAGTAATTTTGAAAAACTAAGCACAACGCTAAATAATGGTGCGCAGCAATTACAGAAATTTGTATCAACATATTATGATTTATTAGATAAAGCTATTCAATATCAGAATCAGTATAACACGCTAATCTCACAATCTGCCGAAGCTCTTAGAAAAGCTAATATAGTTGGAATCTCAGCAGAATTAGACTTAGCAAAAGTGTTTGACAGAGACTTATCGCTAGACCAATTAAATGCTCCGTTTGAGGCGGGCATCAGAGATCTTACGTCATCTCTTGTTGCTGGTGGATCAACAGATCCACAAGAAATAGCTGGCGCTATACAAGATAAGCAGGCAGAATTAGTGCAAAAACGAGGACAAAGACAGGGAATACAGGATCAAATTGCTGCTCTTGGAGCTGCAAATCCACAAAATGAAGTAGAATTTGAAAGATTACAAGCTGAAACTAAGGCACTAATCAATGAAGAAGGAGATCTTTCGCGAGCTATTAATGATGGTTCGCAAGCGCTAGATCAATTAGCTTCTGACGGAACGCGAGCATCCAATGCTCTTAGCAAGATCGCCGCACAAAGAGAAAGAAGCAAGGCCGTTGGAGATCTGACAGAAAAACTACTAACTGGTAGCGCCGCTGATGTTCAGGAAACACAGTTTAGAGCCGCTGGTTTAAGAGCGGCTCTTGCTAATCCTACCAAGCTACAAAGTAGACAAACTAGACAAGATGCTTTTGGTGGTTTAGCTGATCTACAAGGCATATTAAAACCAGAACAGTTTAATAAAATAAGAGCTGATTTATTAGAAGGCAGTCTTAAGGCACAAGGTATAAAACTTACGGACGAGCTTATTAGCGGCACAAGCTGGGAAGAAGTCTTAGCAGATATTAGGGGTCAAGATAATCAAGAAGATCCTCAGGTACAGGCCTATAGAGATGCTATACAGGCTCAAAAAACTGCCGGAGAAAAAATTGCGGAATCAATTAGAAAAGCTGCTGAACAATTAAAAATACCCGATCCAAAACAGGTTGATTTCAATGAGTCAGTAAAGGGTATAGATGAATTTTTCAGAAGAATGAATAGCGACTATCCAACTATAGTAGAAAGAGCATATGCTGCTGTTACAGCTGATTTAGAAAATATTAAAACAGCAGCAGAAGAAGCTAGAAAAAGAGATGCTGAAGCTGGAGTTGCTTCTCCTCCACCAAAACCCAGAGCAGAGCCGGAAGGAATAGACACAACAAAATCAGAATCATATAAAAGCAAAGTCGCTGGTTTATTTGGCGCGGAAGTTACTGGATACGGTGGAGCGGCTGTTGACGCAGCAGGCGCAGCAATAGTAGCAGGAGCAGCAGTAGAAGGGGGGAGGCGTATTTATAGGGCGACGGGGATACCACAAGCTAGAGCCGAAGCCGCTAAGGTTCGCGAGGTCGAAGCGGCCCAAAGAAAAGATAGAATAAAAGCCGAAACTAAGAGATTAAGAGCGGAAGATCCTAATCTTGGCAAAGAAGAAGCAAAAGCTAAAGCTGCTAGAACAGTTGATGAGCAGATTAAAGCAGAGAAAAGAAAAGGTGGTAGAAAACCTAGCACAAAAACCACCACGACCGGCCCTGCTCAAACAGCGCCGGCAGCGGCTCAGGCTACCGCAGCAGCCACCCAAAAACCAACCGCAACATCTGGACCACCAAGAAGACAACCGGGCGCACCCGCGACAACACCGCAACCATCCCCGCCAAGAAGAGGTCAAGCGCCTACCACAACAGTACCAGCAGCGGCTCAAGCTACCGCGGCAGCAACAGCCGCGCCGCCGGCTGCGGCAGCGCCAGCGGCGACCCAAACCGTAGCAACGCCAGCCGCGACTCAAGCCACAGCGGCAGCCGCCCAGACTAAGCCAGCAACATCTGCACCACCAACAGGAAAACGCAGAGCACAAGGGCCACCATCTAAATTGCCACAACCTAAACCATCGGTTAAAGGCGGTAGGGGTGTAAAATTCCGCGGTCGCGCCGGTAGAGCGGCTGGTGTTGCTGGACTAGCGGTATTGGGCTTAGCCGCATACGGCGGCTACAGATATATAGCAGATGAGAGAAAAAGATTAGAAGAGGAGAAGAAATATAGTGATGACGCTTTAGCCCAATTAACTTTGGAGGCGCAAGAGGTTGGATTAGACACCTCTTCGCCAGAGGCTAAGCAACAACTTGCTGACATAAATGCTGCGGCTATAACAGCAGGAAAATCAGCTGCTCAATCTCCGGAGTTTATGGCTCAGGATAAAGCGATTAGAGAAGATAAAACATTAACAGAAGACGAAAGAAAGAAAAAACTACAAGAGTTGGCTGATTCGGCTTATGAGCAAGATCAAAGAGTTAGAGATATTGGTATAACATCTTTACAATTACAGCAACAAGGTGCTACCGGAACTCCAGCAGAAATACAGGCTCAAGCAAGAGCAATTACAGAATTAAGTGCTCAAGGAAAAACAGAAGAAGCTCAAGCATTATTTGATGAAACACTAGGCATTGCGCCAGTGAAACAAGAACCCTCCGATTCAACATCAACAACAGCGGCCTCGTCATCTACTAGTCAAGGCACAGCGTCTACATCAACAGAATCAGAAGCTGGTAGAATAGCCGCTGAAACTTTAGCTATGTCAGAAGCTGTAATGAACATAACCAACGCCACCCTTAATATAGAAAATCTATCTAGTAATGGGTTACCAACTATACCTTTTGGTTCTCAGCAACTCACACCACAAGCGCTAACGCCGCAAGCGCTAACAGCGCAGGTCTTATCTAATTCAGGATTTGTTCCACAGCCAGAAGTATCGGTTGTTAAGCCAGAACCAGTCGATATGTTTGCTGGCGCAAGCGAAAGATCTGCGGCCGAAGCAGAAGCAGAAAAGCAAAGATTAAATGCTGAAGAAAGAGATATTCAGCAACAAACAACTCAAGGCGTAGTAGACACGGGAACGTCTCTAGCGTCTTATACAGCGGCAACAGCAGCTCTAACACCTGTGGTTGGTCAAGGTGCCGCTGTTAGGGGTAGTGGTTTGCAACTTGGTGTTGGATTAGCAAGAACAGGACTAGACGCACTAGGAGTTCCTGAGGCGATAGGTGAACGAGGAACTACCGGTAGAGAGGTTTATGAAACAGGCGCAGATCTTGCTACTGCTGGAGCCGTATTGGCTGGAGGAGCGCCAGGAATAGCTATTAATACTGCTGCTGATGCATTTTACACAGGAGCCGAATTGATAAGAGATCCTAGGGGCAAAGTGAAGCAATGGGATGAGTCCACCACTCAATTAGATAATATCGAGAACGCTGGATTAGTAATGGGAAGTTTACAAAACGCCTCTGCTGGATTCACCAGACCAATAGACACTATAGGGCAAGGGGTGACTCAAACAGTAGGATTAATGAAAGACACAGCCCATATGGTGGATACAGCATTAGCCGCAGCCAGAGCAGAAAGCAGAGCGTCTGAGGCAATATCTGGCTCTTTCAGCGAGAGAGGAGCATCCGCCGGTGTTGATGTGTCTGCTGTTTCCAAACTAACGGAGACAGACGGTGTAGGCAGTATTGGCTTAGCAAAAGATATAGCGTATGCTGATACGCAAATTCAAATTTTAGAAGATCTATTAACAAGAGGTTTTGACTTACAGCAAGTGTCTCAACTAGCAGAAGGCACGGATATAGGACTAGCTAAACTAGATTTACAACAGCTAGAAACAGGTTTTGGCATAGATACTTTGGAAGAGCTTATAGCTAAACGTAAAGAGACCAGAGCCGGGTTTGCAAAAGACGCAGAACGACTACCCTCCGGTAAGAAAGACCTATTCAACCAAGCAACCTCACAGATCACAGACTTATATCTAGCAGAATCTAGGACCGAAATGGACAGATTAGGACTGTCTGCTCCACAACCACAATCTGAAGCTCAGGCTCAAGCGTCATCTCAACTTATGGATGCTTCGCTAATATTTAGTTCAATTGATCCAAACATACTATTGAATATAGGAGTAATTATAGCACAAGGATTTGCTGCTGTTGTTCAACAGTTATTTCCTCAAAAAGATCAACAAAAACCATCGTCTCAACTTGGTCAACAAGCTTCCGAAGCCTCCACAGAGAACAGTGATCCACAAGCTATTAGCGCTATAGAAGATATGGCGACCAAAGCAACAAAACCAGGTAGCATATACACCCATGACACTCGCGCAGAAGCACTATTACAACAACTAGTTAATAATAATTCATCGTCTACTTCAACACCAGATGTAACCAAACCAGAAACAGCCGAACCGACAAATTTAAATGATGCTGTTATAGAAGCTAATAAACAAATGCTTCAAGCTCGCGGCAAAATAACAGAATATAACCAAGGCCTTCAAGGAGCCCCAGAAGATATTCAAGCTTATCAAGATGCTAAAGCTAAACTAGAAGGTTTACAAGCTATGCAGGCTCAACGACAACAGCTTGCTCTAAAATCTCCAACACCACCCTCGACACAAGCGATTACAACTAACGACAAAAAACCATCCGATCAAATAACACAGACAGCACCAACACAACAAACACCAGCGGTCACAGAATCACAAGCTAGAATAGCGGAACAGCCAGTCGTTGATAACCCATTGGGTATAACCAGAGTATCGGAAGATTCTGAGCAATCCACGCCAACAATTACTAGCAAACCTATGAATCGCAGACAATCTATGTTAGCTCAAAGGAGAGCAAATTATTTACAAAATAAAGAATCTAGAAGACAAGCTTATCTGGCTACTTTATCACCAGAACGTAGAGCGAAAATAGCAGAGGCGGAAAAAAAGAAACAAGATGCCGAACTCTTGAGAGCGAGAAAATTAGAACTAAAACAGAGCGCTGGAGAAAAATTAACCAAACCTCAGCAACAATTAGTTGATAAATATAAGCCTCAAATAGAAATGGAAGCTAGAAAAATAGAAGAAGCTTCTAATACGTCTGCTGAAGAAACACAATCTAACGTTGCAGATATTGGTACTGATAGAATAGATTTTGCTCTTGGTGGCGGAGATATTGATCAAGCAATAGCAATTCAACAAAGAGCAGATGCTGCTAGAAAAGAAAGAGAAGAAGCCGGTAAAGCACGAGCTCAACAAGTTTTAGCAAATAATGCCGTTCCAGTATCACCAACTCAAGGCGCTCCAACAACAAATTTTGCAGCCTCCTCAGCTGGTGGACCATCGATGCAGAACTTGGGCGCTCAACCAATTAACACAGCTTTCCTCAACAATGTTACTGCTGCTGAAACCGGCGTTCAACAAACACAACAAACTGGTGGTCCAGATAACTCATTAATATATAGTTTAAGTTTAGATGACAAATCTACAGAAATCCTAAATTCATTTAATAAAACACTAAGTGAAACATTGGGCGGTTTTGGTCAAAATTTTGAAAATTATATATCTAGATTAGAGAGCTTAACATTTACTCATAAGCTAGAAGGTGAATATAATATTAATGTAAACTTTACTGGAGAAGCACCGCTAAAGGCATTAAATGACACCATGAAGCAATTAGCGGAGGATCTAGTAATGCCAGAGATTGAGAAATTAAGAGGAGAAATTAAAAATGCTGGTATGGACCTAAGAACAAGAGGTTCACCAGGAGGATAAGCATAACATATGACATACAACCCGTTGCTAAAATTATACTACTTAAAAAATGGAGAATCTCCAAACAGCGGTAACAGGCTTTTACCAGCTCCTCAGATAAGCATTAATCCAGAGTTTGTGTATGCAAATGACACTATTATTGGATATACTTATAATGTGACTCTTACTGGTTACGCAACATCATTGGATTTATCTAAGCCAATTGATCCAAATAATACGCCAGATTTTGATGATGTATTAGAATCTATACAAAAAGTTAAAAATATCTTTAATGGCAATGGTGGAAAGCTTTTTGCTAATAATCAAAATGGTCAAGTGCTGTTTGAGCTAACAGGAGCCACAATTAGAGGTATAAATTTTCAGGAGTCTGCTAATAATTGGGTAAATTTTGCGGAATACACAATCGAGTTAGAATTTAACGAAATCAAACTCGGAGATTGCTCTGGTTCTGGTATAAGTATAAATTGTGGCCAGATACCTCAAGGTATTACTGATTCACCAGAACTAATTGATATGAAAACATATAAGGTTAAAAGTTTTAATGACTCGTGGAATTTTTCGTTGGACGATAACATATATAATACGGACGGCTCTGTTAGAAACGAACACTTCAATATATCATATACAATAAACGTTACTGGAAAACACTATTTTAATCAGAATAGAGATCTTTTACCGGCATGGGAACAAGCGAAAAACTTTGCCGAGTTTAAGCTACATCAACAGGTTAACAGATTAAATACAGGGATTCTGAGACGAACAGGATCAAGCAGCGGCTGCTCAACAGATGGCACACTATCATCTATTTTTAGAGCAGGGCCGCCTGGGCTAATAGATGGTTTAGCGGACGCAAATTACAAGATATACAATGAAAAAGTTTCATGTTCAACAAGTGAGGGCGCCGGAACATTTTCTTTAGAATATACAGCTATTCTTAAAAGATATAGTTTTTCACAATACTCTGATCCATCTACTATACACACTTATTCCACAACAAAAGATGCTACAGATGATGGATTTCAAAAAAACACAACCATATCCGTAAACGGATCAATACAAGGACTACTGGAGGGAGGAATAGTAAAATCTCCATCGGTTATTAGCTTTCCAGCAAACGGATCTGTTATAATATCAGTACCAAATAATACTAACACAAATAAATATTCTAATGCTAAAATAACCTTTGATCTTATATCTGATGGAAAGTCTCTAAATCAGGATTTTGCTCAATTTCTTGGCGTTTCCAATCAAGCTCTTGGAGTTAGCGGCGCTTGTATCGATCCCAGTGGCGCGCCGATAAAATCTTCTACTTTTAATGTTACTCATGATTATAGTACTGGATCTATAAATTATTCGACACAATACGATACTACTTCTGCTTGTGCTGATCTTAACAGATACCAAAGTGTAACAATAAATGTGCAAGAAAAAACACCGATAACAGCAGAATTTATAGTTCCCGGAAGATCTGCTGGTCCAATAATACAAAAAATAAACGCTAACAATCCAAAGAGAATTACACTATCAATAACAGGATCAAATCCGCCTTCTGATTGTTGCGCATCTATAGATTCACTTATTGGTTCTGGTTGCGATGGATCTCTTAATATTAGCGGCCTTCCTCCGGCCGAAATTGCTGGTACTATTTTAGTACGCAATTCTTCTGATTTTGGTACAGATGGCACATACAGTATAAATAGAGAATATATTGTTTGTGATAATTAATAGGATATAAATTATGACTAAAATATACTACGGTCCTGAATCGAATTTTTCTTCTCAGTATGAGATAACGCCATCACCGAAGGTTAGTATAAGCGTGCAGTATTCTTATGCTAATGATTCTATCATTGGATACTCATATATATTGTCGCTGAATGGCTACGCTATGCTAAACACTAACAATAGTTACAGAGGCGTATCAAGAGTATTGTCTTCAATTAAAAATATACAGAAGATACTATCTAGAAATGGGGGTGTGCTAGCAATTCTAAAAAATGAGAATGAAGGACCACCTATTTTACAAGCAAAAGGCGGCATTTTACGATCACTATCTTTTGACAACAGCGAAAATAACTGGACAGCGTATGCGCCATTCACAGCTGAAATAGAATTTAATGAATTAGATATTCTAGATGAAGAGTTTACATGCTCTAATATTTATATAAATAATTCATCTCATTCATCTAATTTAGTAGACATCAAAAAATTTAAAATCAAAGAATTTACAGACTCTTGGAATCTTAGTATAGAAGACGAATCATTTAATTTTCATGATACTCCATTAGAAATAAATAATTCTGTAATGAGATTAAATTATAGCATATCAGCAACTGGTAAAAATTATTTTATAAACAATAATTTATCTCCAGCATGGCTACAAGCTAAAAATTTTGCTCAAGATAGACTATATAAAAAAGTTAGATCTATTATTAATAGCTTAAAAATCTCAGGAACATCGTGCTCGCCATCTGATTCATTGTCTTCTATACATTCTGACGGACCGGGAATTCTAGGAGAAATAGCGGAGTCCTACAATATTTTTAACGAAACCTTAACTTGTGAAACCTCAGAGTCAGACGGCTCATTCAGCTTAAATTATTCTGCATTATTAAAAAACAATACATCATCCAACTATACCAGTCCAGAAATTATACATACAATAAATAAAGCATATAATACTTCCAGAAATGGAAATAAAAATAATATTACAATAACAGTAAATGGAACTATAGAAGGTCTGTGTCCTGGCGGTATTGTGCAAAATCTAGGCAACTTTATATTACCAAGCTCTGGCTCCTTATTGCAAGGAGGATCTAGCGGCGTAAAAATTACTAATGCTAAAAGTTTTTTATCTAATATCATTATTAATGATGATCTGGTCGAAGATCTTAAGAATTTGCTAGAAATAAATGCAACTTCTTTAGAGATTCCAATAGAAGATTGTTCTGATGGATCAATTAAAGCATCGTCATTTAACTTGACAACTAATTTTATGACTGGTATAATAGAATATTCATGCACCTATGATAGTAATAAATGCGTAAAAAAAGAATCAAATAGCACAACAAGTAATATAAAAATAGCCGTTGAAGAACCAGCCGATATAATAGCAGAATTTATTATTCCTAATGGAGACTTTACAATACAAAAACTAGGAACAGTATCAGCTAAACGAATAACGGTAACAGCAGATATTATTAAGCCAAGGGAGTGCTGTCCGGTCAGCCAAGGATCAGTCATACTTGATAAAATTATTCAGTTTAAGAATACGGATATGTCAGCAATTTTTCCAGAAATAACTTTTCCAGACGAGACATTGTACACGCTTACAGCAAAAGAGTATAGTCACAACCCGATAGATGGAACCTATAATATGACTTTATCATATATATGTGATAAAGCATGTAATTTATTAGAGTCTTAAAATTATGAACAACACTAACTGCGTACAACCAATTTTGACAGCGCCAATCAAATTTTTAGGGGCAACCGTACTATCATTTTCTTCTAGTCTTGGTCTAGGATCTCAAGAAAGCTCAATTAGTGTTGATTTAGTCGAGGATTGCGACGAGACTGCTCCGGATAATTTTTTACCTAAATCAGGATCCGTTATAGTTGGCGATCCAGTATTCTTCCCATCTTTTGCTCCAGCTAATTTTAAATATACTTTCGGTGGAGTTCTTACTAATTGGACAATGAATCAAAATAGTGGCGGTCTTGTTTATAATGTCAAAGTTACAGACCCAAGACAGTTATTGGAAAATGTGGCCGTTGTTGTAGATGGTTCTTTGATGCCTCCTATTCAAGCTAATAATTATATTAACGTTTATGCAGCATATGAGGGATCTGTTGCTGGTGGAAACTGTAATAATTTTGGATCATCATTAAGCAATGAAAGAGGTATGCCGTACTCGTATATTGTAGATAAACTTATCCAGATGAATCCTGTTATTAAATCGCCAACAGGCGCAGTATATAGTTTAAACTGGGCAGACTTTCCACCGGCCCCATCCTATTACAGGGTCGCTGGTCCTCAAACAGTATTACAATTACTACAAGATGTTTGTGATGTTCGTGGTTTAGAATTTTATGTTTATTTACAATTACCTAATATTATTAGAATTGGAACTATAGATCTAAAAATTCAACCAACCAGTTTTGGTAACATAATAGCCGCTTTTGATGGTAGCGCAACAGATTTAAGTTATGGTCAAGAACTTAGAAATGAAAGAACAAAAAGTATTTTATTTGGAGAACAAGTACATTATCTTACTTATGTAGATTGTTTTAATCATTTCTTTGGAGAAGAACAAAATCTTAATACCGGAGAAATGCAACCAGTAGTACCAATAGCAGTAAATGATGATGGTACTAACTTTGTTATTGAAAAAAGAATAACAGAATTAAATTTAGGATTATATGAACCAATAGATGGAGATGGACCATACAGAATCAGCGAAATTCAAATCAGAGCCGCTATGGCTAGTAGAGAAGCTTGGGAAAGAATTGTAATGGACAAAGATTTAGAAAATAATCCTAATGATTTAGCAACTAAGATTAGAAATAAATTTGCTGGTCAGGATGCTAATCTCAAAGAAGCTATAGAAGGTGTTTTTAATAGTAATCAATTGCACCCTGAACATAAATATGAAGAATTAATGAGAATAAGATTCAATGCAAATAGCGCAGCAGCTAAAAGAGGAAAATTTAAATCAGATGAGGATCTAAATAAGATACATGAATTTGTTGCTAATTTAGGTAATACATTCTATGGCAAACAATTCATAGCAAAACTCAATGAAAAAATATGTTATTTTAAAGATCCAGAACATCCCTTTGGAGAAAAAATATTTAGTAGCATACCCACAAATGCTGGTGGATGGTATCAGGAAGGTGGTCCGGTTTTAGGTTTATCTGATCCTGATCTTGGCGTATTTAGATCAGAAGACAATAGAGTAGTGTGTTTTGGAGTATTCAATATAGAGGGTTCATCAGAAGAGCCTGAGGATGATGGGCAGCCAGATGAGGTTAATCCGCCGTCTGGTGGCGGTGGAAGTAGCGAGACAGAAAATCCACCGGGTTAATTTTTAAAAAGAAAGAATTATTATGCCAGGCATTAATTGTGGAAAATTAGACTTTACAGAAATACCTCTGGAAGATCTATATGCTAATGCTAATAATGTTTGGGTAAAAGCAGAGGTAGAGGAAAAAATATATATTATTAATGATAGGCCATATGTAGTTATCAAATTTCCTAATAAATGCTCCGCCACAGTTTGCGATGATCAACAAGACCTGTCCCAGCCTCTTGCTTTTATGTTGTCTAACCACCTAAGTTACTCGGAGGCGACAACACAAATAGCTCCTGGCGAATGTATTCAAAGCAAAACAAAAGCTATGTCTTTGACTCAAGAAGACAAAGATAAACTAACTAAATCTCAAAATGGTTTAGACGTACCGAGCGTGAATATAGATGCTTATACTACCCCTGCTGTTGTACCAGCAGCAGTTATAGTTCCTATGAAAAGTAATATTTTTACATACGGACCATATATATCTACTAATTTTTGGGGCAGTAGTGGTGGAACAACAGCTCAAGTAAATACAGATTTAGCACCTTGGGTTTTTGGTAGTAAAGAATTAATGGATGGCATAGCTCAAGGAATAGTGGAAGAACAAAACACCGGCTTAATAAGAGCAGAAACTGGTTCTGTTACTGTGCCTAGTGTTCCAGGAACGATATCTCTTAATGGTTCATCAATAGATATCACAAGAATAGGTTTGGCTTTGGGTTCGGCTGGACCAACCTTATCTAATGTTAATTTTTCATTCGGGTCCAGCGGAGTCTCAACAACGTATGAGTTTAGAACATATACTCCTAAATTTGGCTCATTAAGTAAACACTATATTGATAGAGTTAAAAAAATTGCTCAAAATAGAAATGAAATTATAAAATTTTTACGAGGCCAACAAATCAATCAGCATAGAATTAACTCTAGAGCCGCTTTATTTGGTGGAGGTAGGCAAAATAATAGACCGCCAAATAGAGGTCGTCATCAAGCTAATAGTCTAGGATCGGTATTGACTGGAATGCTTTATGATTTTAGAAAAACAACCGGTGATATTTATGGACAAGTATCTAATGTTGGAACAACCAGCCTATGTAAATCTATTTCCGAAATGCGTTATAATTATGAGAAAAAAGCTTTTATAAGTATAGATGGTTTATATAGTCCTGTTTCCATAAGTGGTGATGGAGAGTTACCACAATACGTTCAAGCATTTGAAGAAAGAAATCATAAAAGCTCTCCGATTCAGGCTCAACCACCATTCACACTAGGAGATTGCAACAACCCTCCCGTCCCAACTGGTCATGAAGTATACAATCTGAATATAAATAATTTATATTTAAATCCATTAAGTAATCCATCAACCATACCACATTATTCTGGAGAGCATTTGGGTCATTCGATATCTCTTGTTGGAAGAGAAACAGGCGTTCCAGAAAGTGGTATTCAAACACATTTCTATGAAAATGACGATAGCTCAAAGTATAGCGACGATTATAGATTCTTAGGTATGCGTGGACCTCTAGTATTACACTCATGGGGCTATGATGTTGACGGAAAACCAATCCCTAATTCGATAGACGAAGACAGTTCTGCTAAATCTGGAATATTTAAAGGTCAAGGTGATTTCAACGAATCTCAAGGATTAACGGATAGGTTCTTGGAAGACTGGCTTCAAAAACCGGCAACATGGCCAGTTGGCCCAGTTGACCTTAGATTTGATAGAGAACGAGGAGTCTGGGTTACCCCACAACCATTCAAGATAGTTACTGCTAGAGTTATTAAAAAAGTATCTAGTTATGGAGAAGGTGTTGGTAGCATTATTAACAAAAAAACATCTAAAAGATATGGTAGAAAATTATATGATGCTGATGGAGTAGAAATAGCAGAAGAAGACGAGTGCTCTGGATCGGGTGGTGGAGGAACACAAGACTCTGATGGATCTAAGGAGTGGGTACTAGTTAATGTTGGTTCCTGCGATGAACAATGGTATTGCTGCTCAACAAATGTTGAAGGATGTTTTGAGTGCTTAAGTAGTTCAGATCCTAATAGTTGTGGTTCCGGAGGCAGCTTTAGCGGACCATATACGTCGCTAAACGAATGCCAACAAGCCTGTCCATGTGATAATGGTCCTACGCCTACGCCCACAACAGACCCAAACACAATAGATGTTGTAACTAGTGTTTCTTTATCTCTCAATGGATCAAATCTAGTACTAAATTATACAACCGCAAAAATTAGAGTGGCTGAAGTAATATCTTCCGGAAATAGTAACCAAAGCTCGGTACCTGTTACTGATTGCTCAGAAAATCCACCATCAGAAACCCCGACGGAAACACCTACGGAAACGCCTACGGAAACACCTACGGAAACACCTACATCAACGCCAACGCCAACACCTACACTAACGCCAACACCTACACTAACGCCGACACCCACATCAACACCAACACCCACTCCAACAGGGGATGGTGATAGTGGAGGAGATATACCAATAATTAAGCTGGTTGATAGAATAGGATCTAGTTATGATATTGATCAATTAGTATATGCATACTATGACACATATGCTCATGAATATATCGTTATTGGATCAGCTAATAGCTCAACAATAATGGCTTATGGATATTTAAATGATACAAGCTCATTGACTGTTGTTGGTTTTGCTGGCGGCTCGAACATTAATCAACAGAGCATAACCTTTGAAAATCCTCTTAAGCTAACCATTCCAGACTTAAATTCGTGCGGTTTGATCTATGCTGTTGCTGCCTATATGGATAAAACCCCACCAAATAATTAAAAAGATAATTAGAATGTGCTATCACTATCAAAAAATACGATTAACAATTAGTTAAGCTACTCTTCTTCTGGTAAATTGAGATCTACTCCATATGGATCATACGGCTCTGTCGGAGTGGGCGTGGGTGTTGGTGTGCAACAACACGCCTGATCTCCGGCCAGAGCGCCATCTATTTGGAGTATTTTACCATTCCAAAGATATAGCGGTGTCATTTTTTATCTTTAGTTGCGGTATATTTATGCCAACCCTTGTTTGGTAGATAATTGCCGTCATCATCTTTTCTTTTTGGAAAAAGAGTTCCACCCTTTTTGTGTTGACCAAAAGCTAGCACAGCTCCACAGTCAGAGCACCTAAGCTCATAGTAATCATTTCCATCAACATTCCTTACTATAAATCTTATATTCGTACTCCCACAGAGCCCACACTTTTCTTCTGCAAAAATTTCCTGAATCAGAGCGAGTTCCTTAAATATTTCTTTCTGGCCACTGCCTTCCAATTCAAATTCTAATTTATCACCAATTTTATATTTAACTTTCATAATTATAGCTCCTATTATGGGCTAAAATTATTTCCAATCAGAACTGTAGCCCTTCAATTCGTTTGGCACTGAGTTGGTTTGCTGAAAGTTTGTTAAATGCTGAACAACACTAACAGCTTTTTCGTGCTCTATATTATAGATATTCGAAGTATTTGGCGCAAGATTCTGTATTAGTTTTGTAATATTTACATCTAATCTTTTACCTAAAACATCGATAAAATTAATTTGATTGTTAGTAATTTTAGTTACCGCATCATGATCTGGATGATCATCAATATCTTTGGCTAATTCTTCGGCAGCTACTACTTTTCTTAGTTTAAGACCTCTCCTTAATGCCCTACCCTCGGCTCTAGTTTCTGCCACTGCTACTGGATGATTTCTGTATACTTTGTCACAATTACCCCAATATACGTCTGCCGCGCCGCTCACAGACCTTCTTTTAAATAATGGGTCATCTTCTCCATGATTTTTTAAAATATAAGTTAGCGAATGAACAACGGTTGCTCTTTTTTCATTATCAGGAGATGGCGATTGAACAACAGAAGAAGACGAATCTATAATCGAGCAATCTAATGCTACTTCAAAAATTCTTCTCAATCCGTCTGTTGTTGGATTTCCATTTATTTTTTCATCTTCCGATAAGAGAGATAATACGTGATCAGTCCAATCGATATCATTTGGGCTAATTTTTTTGTTATTAGTATCAACCGCAGATGATTGTGTTTCTATTATTTCCGACTTTTTAGATTTAGACATTTAATTAATCCTTAATAGTTGCTGTTTTAGTTTTATTAATTACACTAAGATCGTCAATAAATTTTTTTAGTTCCTGGTAAATCAACATGGCTCTACTTTTTGAAAAATCTCGGGCTTGTTGTATTCGTATCAGATACAAACCTTTACCTAAAATAAGTCCATTTTTTTTGTTGTCATATTTTTTGTTTTTATTTAAATTATCAGAACCCCAAACAGGTTCAAAATGAGACGGTCCGTCAACCTCTATTGCAAGATTTTTATCTGGTAAGAACAAATCTATCTGTAATTTTGTATTTGACAGCACCTGTTCCTTGTGGAATTCTACACGATATCCATCTGAAAGCAATCTGTTCAATAAATACTTTTCTAATTTTGATCCAATTTTACTTGTTAGTCTAACAGCATCATTAGCTTGTTTAAGTATATCCGCTTTTTTATCATCGGATAAATTTTCCCACTGTTGACGACTTTTTTCTTTTCTATTGTTAAGCTCGGTATTATCTAATTTTTCCCACGATTTCAAAACTCCAAGACCGATTTTTTCTTTTACGCTATCATTTCTATTTTTACCTTTTGTTGGATGTTTACTAGATCCAGTAGCAAGAGCATTACTTTGCGCTTCGCTTTTATTTCTTATTTTTATATTGAATTTTGTCGCATCACGACGTATTCTGTTACTGTACGTCTCAAGGTCTTTTGCTATGTCTGCAAAACTTTTTTTGTTGTCCTCGTATTCTGTTTTGATTATTTTTCTTTTTTCTTGTTCGCTTAAATTATCATACTTCATATAGCTCACCATCAATATTTTTTAAAATTGTTACATTTAGTATTTTATTTTTTAACGTATTATATTCAATCAATTCCTTGGCTGTGGTTATAATAAAAATATGACTCGATAGAATCTTATCTTTATTTAATAAATAGTCTTCTAGATTGGTAAAAACGATACCTCCTTTATAAAACCTCATATAGAAAGAAGATAAACTAGCACACCCCAGTTTGGCTCTAGCATTGTCGTCAACAAATACAAAGAAATCGTAATAACTATTTGTTTTATTCAAATATTGTCTAGTTGATAACACCAATGAAATACAGTCGTCATCAATATTACGGCAATATATTGCGAAAGATGAATTTTTCATATAAATATTGGTTTTAATGATAGGCCACTATTAATAGTTTTATTAAGCAACTCAAACAAAAAACAATTAGAATATTTTGCATTACTTAATATTGATTGTAAAAAAATGCAGCACTCTTTATTTAAATAGTAAATTTCTTCCAACCTATTCTGTAAATCAAATCCAAAATTTTTAATATATCCATCAATTATGAGTCCACCAGGCTTATCATAACTCGATCCGTCAGATTTGGCAAGTACAATCTGAGAGCACGAGTCCTGCATATCAATTTTTTTAATATGCTTTTTATTTATTTCTTTGTAACCATTAATTATCAAAGATTTTTGATCAAAAAGATGAGCTGCTTTGCTCAAAGATCCCGCAACTCCACAAGAAGCGTAATTGCTATTATAGATCGACACAATGCTGTTATCGTAATCGTACTCCAAGAATTCGACAAATTTTTTGCTATCAAAACCATGAATATAAATCAGTCTTAATTCGTCTCCAAAAATAGATCTTAAAGTTTCTTTTTGGTGCTGGAATAGATTTTTCTTTTTACCGTATGGTATTAAAGCTGGACACCCCCTACTCTTCATTCCTTTGCTATGTTTATCACCAAGTATTATGCAGTTCATATGAATATATAATTTTCATTTTGGCTCAATAGATTCTTTTTTTCTACCACATAGGAATACCGATATGTTGCTCCTGGAAAAAGCAGAGTGTCTTTGGATTCATTAGAGATGACATTGAACCCTTTAAGTTGACTGTAAACAATCTCGTTACCGGTTGACACAATACTATTAATGCTTTTTGTTGGGGAACTAATAGATAAAATAAATCTATATTTCTTATTTAAGTTGACAATATTATGTAATATATCTGCGTAGGATAATTCTTCTGTTACCATTGTCTGGATTCTCCACTCACACTCAAGACCACTTTCTGAAAGAAAGTTTTTTATAACATTATAACTAAATATAGCTGGTTTAGTATTATATCTAACAAAAATAATTTTATTTGGTTTTATAGATAATTCTCTAAAAGTATCAACCATACTATTTAGCTGATCGTTGTCAAAGTTATATAGATTTATCACACAGAGATATTGTATTTTATTTGTTTCGGAAACATATGCTACTCTCTGTTGTTTGTCTATAATATTTAGTTTTGTAAAAAATGGCTCTTCTCTGTAGCCTATGCATTTTTTGCTGTTTACAACATAGAATTCAAGCTCTTCATCGTAAGCTTCTATTATTTCCACATTATTATTTCTGTACTTATTAATGTAATCCAGATCGCAACCCGTTTGAGTTTTGTCGCTATACTGTGCAAAAACACACTTTTTGCAGCATGTGTGGATTGAATTTATGCTCATAGATAGTCCTCTTTTTTTAGCTTGTTTGGAGATGTTCTATAATCCTCACACATGATTTTATTATTTAGATGATTTTCAAGTATTTCAACTACTTTTTGTTTATCAATATGATGTATTACGCTATTGCTGACCACCAATTGATCTACAACATCCTTAATTAAGGATTGAATATTTGATGTTTCAAACAAATATGAATCATTAATTATGTTATTACATATATACCAAATAAAATCTCTCGTATTTAGTGAGGATGGGACTGACATTGATCCGTGATTGGTTTTTTGTTGAGGAGATGACCAAGGTAATTTACTACGGCTGGAGACAACACTAGTTATGCACTGATCCCAAACCTCATAAACATTATCCCATGTATATATATTATAGCATTTACTTTGTATGTTATTTGACCATTCTATTTTATATCGATCCGTCATAATGTTAAAAAAATTATATATTAAATCTAAAGTAAATTTATTATCCGGATATACTCTATCAGCATTAGTTTCAATTTCTCTAAAAATTCTTTCTACTGGTATTTTTATTCCAGATAAGTTATCAGCTATTTCTGACATTGCACTGTAGTCCACAGAAGCAAACGGTATTCCGCAAGCAGCAGCTTCAACCGCCGGCATACCAAACCCTTCTGCTATTGCGTATTGTAAATAGAAGTCAAATAAATTGTAAACAATATTTAGAGTTTTGGTATCGACGCCATAACTAACGCTTGGCATACTGGCTGTGTTTCCGCCACAACCGTCGCATTTTTTAACCGCCCCAACAAATTTTGATGGACTAAAATTTCCACAATTTCTACAAACATAAGAAAAATACACTTTGTCAAGTAACTCATATTCTAGTAATAATGTAGGAAAATTCCACCCCACCTCTTCTGGGTATGATGTGTGTAGATATAAGTATGTTTTATTATATTTATCTAGTTTATTTTCATCTTTTAATCTTTTAAGATAATCTCGAAAAATTTGCAAAATATCTGGAAACAGTTTTCTTTTTTGATTTCTCATTACTGTTCCTATTACATCCACATCTTCTTCACCAAAATATTTTTTTCTTAACTCTTTTTTATTATCTAATCTAAAGAACTCATTACTATTTATACCAGCATTAGCGGGTTTATCAAACAAAGAAATTTGATTTCCACAAGCGTCGGACAGAGTCTTCTTAGCCCACATGGTATACGGTATCACCGCATCGGCATTAGCGTAAGTATATAGCCATTCAATTTTTTGTGGAGCAGAGTCTACCATAGGCATTTGAATCCAATAAAAATACTTTCTAAGAGGATTCGTTTCTTGATAAGAATACATCCAATAATCTGTCCATGTCAACACAATATCTGGCTTAAAATCCAGAAGAGTTCTTGTAAATCTCCATGCTCCAAACTGATTTATTTTGTTTTCTGAGTAAGTTTTGTATCTTTCGTCTTTCGTATCAACAGCGTTAGGATAGGTTTTCCACGGTATTGTTTTTAATTTATCGGAGTTGGTCATAGCGTAACACGACAACTCTGCAACTTCGTACTTAGAGCTTTTGTGCATTCTTGACAATATTTCTTTGGCGTAGATTCCGTATCCGCTAGCCAAAAAACTTGCATCTGTTGCTACTAGAACTTTATATTTTTTCATAAATATATGATAATGGTATTCTATGTTCAATAATAGTGACGGGATACCCCTAGTAAGAGATATCCCGCCACCAATTGAATTATATTAATCTCGATCAGAACGCAACCGTTTCCTCGGCAGTCTCTGGATCGTTCTTAGCTGGCTTATCTTGTCTCTTTGACTTGACAATTTTGCCAAAATTATTTACCCTAACCTTAATAGTGCTGTGCTTAACACCATCCTTTTCCCAAGAGTCGTTACGAAGACTCCCCTCGACCATTACCAGATCACCCTTACTAAAAGATGAAGCAATAGCCTCAGCTCCGCTATCCCAAGCCTCGCACTGAATAAAAGAAGTTACTTTGTCGGTTGTTCCGTCGGCTTTTGTAAACTCCCTGTTAGTTGCAACTGTGAAGTTTACAACAGAAGTAGACTTGTTGCCGATATTTACTGTTCTTAGTTCCGGATCACGAGCAAGGTTACCCCTTAACATAACGATATTCATTAGATATCTCCTTTTAAAGTAAAAAACCAAATACCAACTAGCAATATTATATGTCGTTGGGTAGCGGAGGTCAAGTTCTAGCTACATATGCTTTTTCTACGATTAGGCCGTCGCCGCTTTTGCTTCTATCTCCAAATAATATAACGATATTTCCTTGGAATAACAAATTTTTATGTTTTTTATATTGTTCAGGAAAAAATATAACGTTATCAATGCTACCGGTCTGATCAGTTAAATTAACGAAACACATATCAGATCCTTTTGATTTTCCAGTCTTTGTTTTTGTAACATTAATATAATCTATTTCACCGCCTATTATAACGCTTTTTTGTTTTCCATTTTTAAAGTCTCTACAAGAACAATTGCACATACTTATGTCATAAAGATCTAGCTTTGAGCAAGTTATCGAGCACCCAAGGCAACTGTCTTCAACATCTGCTATCCATTCCGGCGTATCCTGTAGTGAATATGGTGGATTATTTATAGATACGATTAAATCATCTATAGCTTTGAGTCTATTTTTTGTTGTTCTTGGTTTATTTTTCAACAGACACAAACAATCCTTTAATGTTTTTGCATTATCTAATATGCCCAAAATAAACTCTATTTCTTTATTGGTTAATTTTTGCGCTATATTTAGTTCAAATAACATACTATTTCTTGATTTACCAAGAAAACTCACCGAGCCACTCTCTATTAGAGATTTTGCTGCTACTGAGTTGATGTTTAGCAATACATTAAACAGTGTTGTTAGCCATGATTCGTACGGGTTAATTTTTGTAGAATCTATGATATTTTTTAATTTACTAAAAACAGAATCTCCGAAACCTTTGATATCTGTTAATCCAAAATAGATCTTATTATGTTTTAAAACAAAGTTTTGATTCATTAATCGTATATCTGGAGTGCTAACTGTTATGTCCATCTCGTTTGCGTTTTGAACTAATGCTTTAATTTCTTCCTGAGGGTTCATTTTATCTTTAGCAAATTTTAAATAGGATGCAAAAAATATTTTTGTAAAATGAGATTTTGCATAGGCTGACAGGTACGCGTTCATTGCATAGCTAACGCTGTGACTAGCATTGAATAAATATCTTTGTGATTTCTCTATCCAACCAAAAATTTGAAGAGCCTCGTCATTAGTCACTATTTTTAGTTTGTTGCATCCGTCTATAAACTTTTCTTTGACCTGAGCCATTTTATCTGCTAATTTTTTACCAATAGCTTTTCTTAGTTCATCGGCCTCCTGTAAAGTAAATCCGGCTATATCGGACGCTATTCTCATGGCTTGCTCCTGATAGATTAACTCCCCGAGAGTGCTTTTAAGTATAGGTTCCAAAGATGGGTGAAAATAATCAATGCTTTCTAAACCATTTTTTTTATCTATATAGTGTTGTGTTACACTTTTACCATCTCTATAAGCCTCTAGTGTTCCTGGTCTTAAAATTGCTATAAGAGCAGATAGTTGATCTATATTTTCTGGTTTCAATTTTTTTGCTATGGATCTTCCTAGCCTAGATTCTAATTGAAAAATTCCTTTTGTATTTCCAGACGCAATAATATCCCAAGTTTTAGAACAACCAAGATTAATATTATCTATATTTGTATCAAATACTAAACTTTTTTTGTTATCAACCACATCCGTCGCAAAACAACATCCGCAAGGATATGTGAACTGGCTATTTGACATTTTATTTTTGAAAAGCAGATTTAAACTTAATTTTTTGAGATAAATTTCTATGTAGTCTTAAAAATCTAATTAATATATTAGCAGTATCATATACGTCTTTCATTGCGTCGTGCGCACCATCTTTACTGATACCAAGATAATCACGAAGATTATCCAAGGTGTAGCTTTTTAAGTCGTTGCTATTTTCAAACCAATAAAAAACTAAATTCATCATGTCAACAACATCTCTAGGATAAAACAGATCTGTTTGACCTTCTTTATTGGTGTTGTTGTACTTATTACTTAATCTATTAACTATAACCAAATCGAACCTATAGATGTTATACCCAGCGGCTATTGGCGCACTAAATTGACTTTTTTTAGTTGATCTTGTATGATATTTATCTAGATAATTTACAAACATATCCCATCCGTGTTGTTGGGATTGATATGTTTTCCAGTCTCTTAAAATATCATCTTTTGAACAGCCTTTGACCTTTGCGTGAAAATCTAAGATGTCAGTAGTATACTGATAAGACTCATCCTGCTCAAGCGTTTCTGGTTTTAGTTTAATGTTGAATTCTGAATCTTCTATTATCTCCAAATTTACTGGATCCACCATTACAGCAGCCAATTGTACCGGACTGCATATTTTGGGGTCGGATCCGTCGGTCTCCATATCAAATACGCAAATTTTATTTTTGTTCATTATCATCAACCTCTACATCTTCTAGTGGATTGATTTGTATCTCTGTTTTTTTAGACCCAACAGCACAAGCGTTCAGTCGCTTGCAGCAACTTATCTTTTTTTCTGGAATTTTTTTATATTGTGTGTTTTTATATGTAAAAACTTGATCAATATTAATATCTTTAAATTTTTTGGTTGACATATTCTACTCCTTCTTTTAGTAATTCAGATATATTCATAATTTTATCTAGCAAGGCTATGCCGAGGATATCTAGTTTAATGATCCCAATACTCTCCAGGTCTTGCATCTCCATACCCGCGATGGGTTGGTGTGTCTTTGTATCATATATCATAGGACACAACTCGTGCAATGGCATGGAGCTAACAGCTATACCGGCGGCGTGTTTAGACTGATTAGTTTTTGTTCCCTCCAATCGCATTGCTTGCTCAAATCTTTTAGACAGTGGGCCTTGAAGCTCATTATTTTCGTCTAAGTAACACCATTCTTTTAGTTTGTCTCCATTATTTTCTAAAGCCCATCTTATAATTGAAGCTTCTCCAGTTTCCTCTTTCATTTCTTGAAGCTCATCAGAAATTTTAGCTTCGTCTGGAATATATTTTGTTATATTGTTCATCTCTTCAAAACTAATATTCCCGTAAACTCTTAGTACGTCTTTTAACGCACCTCTTCCTTTCATAGTATTAAACGTTATCATCTGAGAAACCTTATCTGATCCATACTTATTTTTTATATATTCTATTACATATTCTCTTTTTAATATCGGCACATCAACATCAATATCTGGTAAAGAAATTTTGTTTCCAGAGGATCTTCCAACATTATAAAATCTTTCAAATAATAAATCATATTTTATAGGATCTATATTAGTAATACCTATTAAATAGGACACAAGGCAACCAGCTGCGCTACCCCTACCAGGAGAAGGTAGCCACCCATTACTTTTTACAAAACTCAGAATATCCTGTACAATTAAGAAGTAACTACTTAATTTAGCCTTTTGCAAAACATCTAGTTCGTGTTTGATCCTGTCAACGTAATTTGTTTGATCTTCCTTTGGAATTTTTGATTCTATCTTTTCTTTCCATCCTTTTCTACAAAGGTGTCTTAAATATTCATCCGGATCTAGATCATCTGGGCATTGATATTTAGGTAGGTTTGGCCCACTCAATATGTCGTATTCGTCTATCAAAGATGCTACATAGTTCGTATTGTCTATTTCTTCTTGGGTATGTAAATTTTTAATTTCCTCGTAAGACAATATGTGATAATTATCAGATAAGAAAAAGCAAGACATTGGTACGTCTTCGTTATTACTAATTTTTCTATTTATTTCAGGGAAAGTTGTTTTCAGATTATTGCACAACAAAACTCTTTGATCAACAGCGTCCTCTTTCCTGCAATAATGAGCGTCCGGAGTGCAGATAACTTTTGTGTTTGTTAATTTACCAAGTTCTCTAATACATTCTGTTAGCTCTGTTTGTATTGGTATATTTTCCTTGTCCATTAACTGTGCTTCCAAAAACAAATTATTATCACCAAAAATTTCTTTAATTTTATTTATTGTTTCAACTCCAATGTCTTTCCAATTACCAACAATAGAATTATTTATTATAATTTTGTCTGCTAATAATGAGCCAAGATGACCGACTATTGCTATAAGATTCTGCCCATTAGCAAACTCAGATAGCTGCTGTAAACTTAGTCTTGGTTTGTGATAGAAATTATCAATTTTATTTGATTCTGATACTAATTTAATTAGACTCTTCCAGCCATTATAATTTTTTGCTAGTACTATAAAATGAGTTAGATCTCTATTTGATGTTTCTTTAATTGACGAATGATCGTTGCAAATATATAGCTCACACCCTAAAATAGGTTTTATTCCAGCTCGCTTCATAGCAGAATAAAATTTAACAGCCCCGGATATGTTGCCGTGATCCGTTAAGGCGCAATTATTAACACCTATTTCTTTGCATCTTGAAGCTATCTGATCAGGCTTAGAAAGTCCATCCAACAGAGAGTATGTCGAATGACAATGCAATACGCTATAACTCATTCTGTGCTTCCCGGAGCTTTGTACTTACCAACAGTATAACCTTTGGTCGTGTATGTGTCAACCACCGACTTCATACCGTTAAGCTCTATATCGTGTCTGATTTGTTCACACACCGTCATATAATCTCCCTTTTTACAGGCTTGACCATCTCTATACTCTATTATAGGCAAAACCGAGTTATTATTTTGAAACGTGTTTTTTCCAAAATGACAGAGCTTGCTACATTTCCATGTTTTACTTAATCTTGGTTTTTTACACGATTTGATTTCTTCAAACTTTTTTCTTATCAGGTCTTCTGTGCTAGATAAATCTGACTTATCGAAACACATACTAAATGCTCCACCATCATTTATAAAATTGATGGACATTATTATATGGTCATATTGTGGATACAATTTACTGAGCGCATAATGGTATATCTTGAGCTGAGGATCTTTATACAGTTTTTCAATAGTTTTTTCTTCTCCTGTTGCCCAGTCTAGTCGTCTACCGGTTTTCCAGTCTATTACCTCTAGGGTGGAATCATTAACTTTTGTAATAAGATCAATTGTTCCCTTAATAGCCAATTTTCCCTCAATAGCACCATCTTTTGTTTCGTACCTATAATCTGCCCAAGGTTTATCGATCACTATATCAAAGTGCTGCTCCGGCATCAGTATGGTTCTTGATCTTGGGTCAAAGACACCATTGTGGTCAGTGAGGGCTTTATAGACCCACTTGTGACAATCTTTAAAATCTTTGAGTTCCCATTGGTGGTGTTTAAACTGTGACGTATAGTAATTGTAAACGCGTTCCGTAATATTGTCTAAATCATAGTTATCAACGCTTATATTGGATAAAATATCATCAATATATTCTAATTCATTATTTTGCTGACTTAATTTTATACCGGCTAAAATTTCGAGAACTTTGTGTACTATGGTTCCTTTGTCAGCTTTTTTATTTGATGGGCTTCTGTATCCAAGCACGTACTCTATGAAGTATTGCTGTTCGCACATACAGTGGGTTCCATATGAGCTGCTTCTCAGATATGTTATTATCATTACTTTCCTTTATAAAATTCCTAGTTTGCACACATTACACACACGGGTTTGGTAGTAGCTCGTATTGAGAAAACCCCTCAGATATACTCTCTATAAAATAAATTTTTCCTGGAGTAAGAGAATCGAATTGATTAAATAAGCTGCCTGGAGTATATCTTGATAGGTTGCTACCGTTAGTCCCAGTAAAAGTGTATATGTTTCTAATTTTGGCACGTATGCTTGTATTTAAATCAGACAAATAAAATGTATCTGAACAAGAATATGCTATGATTTGATTTATATTTGTAATTAATGTGTCGTTCGTTATAGATACCGAATAGACATCGCCTAACCAGTACTCCGCAAAATTTGTAGATATACTTTCTATCCAGTATATTTCATTTGGTAAAAGTTGATTAAATTGAGAAAATGGACTATTGGGGGTCCATCTGGCTATGTTAGAGTTGTTATTGCCAGTAAATTTATAGATTTTTCTTACTTTATTTGTATTATTAAGACTAGACAATGAAAAACTTTGTTTTCCACCATATTTAAAAATATGGTTTATAGTATTTACATGCGGGGTTGTGTTCGTAATCAACGGACCATATGTTAACGAGTAAGAGTTTTTACTAGATACACTATTTGGACTTAGAGTACTTTGGACATTTGAGAAAGTTGGACCAGCCCCTATTGGTTTAGGTTTGGACCGCCATCCAGAGTATATCTCGTTTTGTCTTCCATTATTAAGTAAGTATGTTTTTACGTTGGACGAATTTACTGTACTGTCTATCGACATTGCGCAAGCGATTAGTCCTGCTATCTGCGGCGAAGCCATGCTCGTTCCTGATTTGACGCCTATAGTAAAATTATTGTTTCTTGGATCCGGAAAAGTACTAGCTGTATTTTGTGGTCCAAAATCAGAACTGATTATAGCTTCTCCAGGAGCCCAAATATCTACTCCGGTACCTTTATTAGAAAATCTAGCTATGTGATTTTGCGGACTAGGATACCTCCCGGGCCGCGCCCCGGGCGCCAAGTCTTCTTTTCTTTCCGTTCCCAAAGCACCAACTACCAAAGATGCATTTGTGGCGGGACTAGCTCTTCTCATATAGTAGAACGAGAGACCCTGATGAGTATCAATCCTATTATTGTAATTAATGTCGTCGCTGTTAGCAATATATCTACCCTCGTTCCCAGCTGCGGCAACCACCACAACTCCGGCCGATACGCAATCAGCAACATCAACATCTATTTGAGAAAGAGCAACTGGCAGAACATCTCGCACATAATAATAATTAATCCCATCTAAAGTGCCATTTTCATATATTCTCCAGAAGCACCAGCCCCCGCCGGGTGGGCATGGTTCGAAACCAACGTCTTGACCACATATTGTATCATTAAATATTTCCCTCTCTGTCTGGCATGGACAATAACCACCACCACGAGGATAGCAAGTGGGGGTGTCCACCTCGCAACAATACTCGTAACCGGTATTCCAAAAAATTTCTACAGGCAATCCATCAGCATACTCTGAGGGCTCACATCTAGGTTCGATACCGCCATAAACAAACCTTTCGTTGTAATTTGTTCCCTGGTAATGTATGTTAGTAATCTCTTGAGGTATATATGGATTATTTTTATCAAAAGGTATTGTAGTTATGAGGCCAGGCATATGATCTGGGCCTTCGCTCATTACTCTAATATACTCTGGAGCTTCATATCCGAAAGAGCAGTTTACAATGGTCGGCCTACTACCATTTTTACTATTATGAAAAGCTTTAATATAATCAAAAATCATATAACCACTAATTTGGTTATCAAAAATATTAATATTATATATGTTAGCTTTTCTAGCCCACCCTTGCGTATTACCAGCAGCTATACCGGCCACATGAGTACCATGACTTTTTTCCGCATTCGAGTTATAGTTATAAGATACTGTTTGCGGACTACCCTTGACGGCTTGGTCGTGTTGAAACCAATCGTACTGAACGAAACGAGAGCCGCCAGTTCCGTCATCGTTAACAGCGAATTCGGGATGATCAAAATCAACACCCCCATCAACAATAACAATATCTACTCCCTCACCAAGAGCATTTGTGTCGAAATCTATAGTTGCTTGTATATTATTATGTGCATATGCCCATCCCAACGGCCCCCAGTAAGGCACATCTGTTCCATTATCTGATGCGTATAGCAGAGCCCAGTTTTTGTGGTTATTGGCCGATGGCACCTTAGAAAAAACTCCGGTTTGTCTATGATTCGGCTTAATTACTATATTTTGCTCTTTAAAACTTAGTTCTATTGATTCTATCCTATGATCCCTTTTTAATACATCAACTTCTTCTTCTGTTAATCTGTAATAAGTTACTCTGCTATACGGTTTTCTGATCGAACAATCAACCACCCTATCTGGACAACAATCGTGAACTCCGCATCCATTATTTTCCATGTCTCTATACAAAGAATCTAATTGTTCAAAATTTTTGACAATAACGGCATACTCTTGCATTTTTCTCTTTCTAAGATTTGATGTAAATTTTAATTAGGCCCATTAGACCCTATAGTATATTTACACCAATTAAAAATTGCTTTATCAATTCATTTTGTTCATTTATTGATATATTACTATTAGAAATAGTACAATTAAAATTACTATGATCATAGTTACATAAATCTAATGCCGTTTCGCTAGGATGGTCCGAGTTAAATGGGTTTCGGTTAAGTTTAATAACAACTCCGTCAGCTTTTCTAACAACATCAACCTCGTTGGGAAACCTACAGTCAGCAATAATTGCTAGATCTGGTTTTTCGGACATTATTTTATTCATTGTCGCTGCCGCCCACACATTTTTTTGCATTTTTCTAAATATATCGGTACCAACAAACTGCATGACCTCTCTGGCTGTTAATTTCTTTCCTTCCCATTCGCAATCAACAATCTCATTTTTCTTCTCATCTGATCCGTAACACTGATCATAAGTTAAGCCAAGTATATTTATACAAATATCCCTCTTTAATGGGTCTGCGAAATTATATATTTTAGCTGTTTTTTTTGATCCAAATTTAGAAATAAAATAGTTAGAAACAAATTCTGAACAAGTGGTTTTCCCAGATTGTTTTCTTCCAGCAAAAGCAATTATTTTTGTCATACTACTCTCTTTATATAATCTTTAATTTCTGTTTGAATCTCGTCTTTTGACATTTCACCAACATCATTTTTCGATATTTGCGGCATAAAAATTCTATAAGTATTTTGGCATTTTGCTTTAATTTGTTCAGCCGCTTTTTTACCAGCTTCGTCGTTATCTGTCAAAAGCACCAAAGACATAGCGCCAGATGAATCTAGTAAAATTTTTTGTCTGTCACTAAGAGAAGAACCAAATATACCAATACTATTATGTATACCATTTTCTTCTAATCGCCAAACATTTCCTGGGCTTTCAACAACAATAGCTGTTTGACTTTGTAGTATAAATTTTTTAGCAAACCAGAAGTTGTATAAGTGATTTTGACTTTTAAAATCTTGACTATGCTTCCATTTAGAAAACATATATCTTTTGTCTTCTGTTGGGCAACTCATTGTGTTATCGTGATAGGATGAGCATCTATTACATTTTTCAAATATACTTCTGCCGGTACAGCCAACCATATATTTGTAGTCATTGTCATAGATTGGAACAACAACCCTGTTGTGCATTGCTTTATCTGGGTTTGTACATAATCCAACATCGTACTTACACAATATCTCTTCTGAGTATGATCTGTCTATGTAGTAGTTAGCTGGAATTTTTATAGTGTTAATTATTTGTTTTCTTGTTATCCTAGGTATAGTTGTATCATTTAATTTATTATTACTAATATAGTGAATCATATTAGCAAATGTTTTCTTTTCTTTATCAAGATGATCAATTTTTATTGAACTATAATCTTTCTTCAAGAAGTTTTCACACCACTTAACAGCCTCGATAAATGAGCAAAATTTGTCTCCAGATTTTTCCCAATGCAGATTTCTATTAGACAAAATTCCTCTAATAAAACCTATAATAGATGGTTTAAAAATCTTTTCACAACTATGAGTTCTACATACCCAGTTCCCCCTATATCTTTCACCACTTGGGTAGATATTTACGGCCGATGCGTTATCCCCGTTGTGGATAGGACAGGACATTGTTATCATTTTCTGATTAAATCTATATTCTAAATTTAGAACATCGAGTAGTTCTTCTATGTTGTCGCAAAGATCATCGCACATTATTTTTAACTTATTTTGATCAAGCGAATGGGATTTCATCGTCGTTGTCATTTAACGCAAAGTCTCCGCGAGAGGAATTGTTTGAACCATTTAATAACTCTAATCTTGTGCTACCTTCTGTAATTTTAGCGCACCACCCTTTCATATGACAGTTAATATAATCATTATCATCCAGACCTCCACCATGACGACTAACTAGTGGTAAAAGTTTACGATTACCATTTGACGGCCCATCTTCAGCTATTTCTTCGTCGCTTTTTCTTTTGAAAATACTAAAATTACTACATAACCATATTATTCTATCAGATCCGCTTGCCGTGTCTGTGCTTTCTTTAGTTATACCGTCTCTGTTAAGCTGAACAAAAGCAAGTATTGGTATCTGGTATCTTACAGCAAAATTATGTAATGCTGTCATCATGAATCCTAGAATTTGATACTCCTTCATATCCTGACTTATCCCCGCGCTATCCATTAGTTTAATATAGTCGTATACTACCAAACACTGTTTAGCTGTTCCGTCTTCATTAAGACCAACCTCTTTAACAAGCCATCTTCTCATTAAAGCTAATTGCTCTTCAAAAGCTTTTCCCGCTATTGTTTTATAAAATAATGGCGTTTCTTTTAATTCATTGGAAGCATTGCTTAGTTTATTCTTTTGATCTGGCGACGATGCAAATTTACCAGTTTCTATTGTGGATATTTCTGTTTCTGTCATCATAGCTAATATTCTATTGATATGATCTTTAACATTCATCTCTGTGTCCATATTCAATACTGGTATTTTTAATTTATTTGCTATATGGAATCCTATGTTATCGGCTAGTAGAGTCTTACCGGTCTTTGGCCTAGCAGCTATAACATTAACTGTTCCTTTTCTAAATCCTCCTCCTATAGACTGGTCATATACCGGAAAACCAGTTGGTATACCTATTTGATCTATAGGATTTTCTACTAGATCTTTTATATAATTATCAATGTCTTTCGCCACATGAACCGGATTATTGTCTGTGTCGTTTAGCAGAGATGAGAAATTAAATATCGTATCTTCAGCTATTCCGAGAATAGAAGTTATGGACTCACTACCATTAATTTCTAAGATTTTATCGGCGGCAGTTTCGAGTTGTTTGCGTAAAAGTCTGGCTATTTCTAATTTTCGTATCTTGGCCGCAAATTTTCTCACATTATCAAGGCTAACCGGAAAGTCTAATATAGCTTTTAGATGTTGTGCCTCATCCTTTTTTGCCAAAAGATGAGAAACTCCTAGCTCTTGTGCGGCAGAGTATATAGAAGCTATGTCTATGGTCGGCCTATGTTCATTTTCGCACAGTCTTTTAAGACATCTAAATATCACTCCATTACTATCTACAGTAAACGTGCTTTCTTGAATAATATCTGCTATGTCTAAATATGCATTTTCTCCATAGGAGCATATTCCAGCTAAAACCGCTCTCTCCGCCGCCGTATCGCATAATATCATCATATTGGTTTATACCTAGTTTTTAATTTATTATCCTGCTGATGTGGAGCATTTGTTACACTTATATCGCTCACTAGATTCTACGAATACAGGATTAACCTTTTCTTTTCTACCACATACCCGACAAGAAACACTTATTGGCTCGTATCTTCTTGTTCTTTGCGATGGAGGCAATCTATTTAGCTTTTTGTCTATTATTGAGTCGTCTTTATGCATTTTGCTCTCTGGCATATCAGAGAACTTATTAGAAAACGCTGGTCTGTATGACCTAGACTTTGTGACGAGCACAGACTCATTCGTCACATTATCATCTGATTCTGTGTCGTTTTTGGCAACTTTTGCTTTTTTGCTTTTTTTCTTTGTGCCGTTAGCGCTGGTTCCTTGTTGTTGTTCGTCAACAGAGGTATCGCGTTTAGGCGTTTGATTTTCTACCAACTTTTGCAGTAGGACTATTAGTTGCTTAAAATCGCCCTCATCAATTTCCATGTTTCACCTTTATTTTTTGTACATTTAGTAAAATATCAGCTAAATTTTTAATTCCGCTCGATAGGTAACTTAATCTGTCTGATCTTTGTTTAGCGTATTTTTTTATAGTAGATAGCGCTCCAGCCCTATCGTTGTGCTTAACAGCCTGATAATATTTTTCTACATATCCGTAGCCTTTGTAGTTGTTGATCTCGTCGGCTATGATCTCTTTGATCGTCTCTTCTGCCCAATTATATCTGGCTAATTCTCTGTTTAGAGTTCTTTGAATATGGAAACTATATTGACCCAACCTGTAAGATATTTGTGCGCAATCTTCTGGCGCCAATTTTTCTATCTCGTTTCTGTTCATTGATAAATATTGGTTTAGCTCATCTGACGGCAATCCGTCAGCAACATAGGCTGGTAGACTTATATTATTCTCATACTCGTCAAGAATAGTATCCCAGTGCTGTAGATCTTCTTTTGCAGATTTTGTCATATTGTATTTAATCTATTAGACCATTCCTCTATTGTTTCGTTGTACTTTAAAACTTTATATTCTATACCGTTTAGTACACACCACTCTTCTTTTTCTTTATCTCTTTTTTGTGCTCTTAGAAAATCTAGTTTTGTTCCATAATAAAATTTCACAAAATTATAGTGTTGTTCGCCATGAACCTCAATGCACATTTTTTTAAGAGGCAAATAAAAGTCTAGATATAATATTTCAGATTTTCTGATATAAATAGGGACCTCTTCCAATATTTGCAGTGTTGGAAAAAGCTCTTTTACCAAACCCCTAGCCTTCATGTGATATGATGACTTATGATCTAGTTTAGCCTTGGCAGAGCAGCCGGTCAAGCTCCAAGTACTATGGTGTCCATTTAGATCTATAACTTTCATTTTGTGGCTATGCCCATAGTATTCTTGATAGAGTTAACCAGATCCGTGTACGCCGACTGATTTTCAATCAAATAATTTCTTACTTTTTCAGTACCTTGAAACTTTGGCTTATCGGCCAAAGAAGTTAAGGTGTACCAAGCGCCGCCCTTGTGTATCAGACCAATATCCGAAGCTAAACATATAGCTTCTGTATATTTATCTATGCCCTCTCCGTACCGTATGTAACTTGTTATAGACCCACCAGGAGGACCAAGAGCCGAGCAAATAACTTGCCACTCAACCTCTTGCCCTATCTGTGTATTATCAGTACCCACTAGCCACGGACTAAATTTTTTGATTCTAAGTTTTACGTCGGTTTGATAAGCTATAGCCTGACCACTTTTTTCTTTAAATTCTGCCCCATAACCAGTTGGATTACCCATTAAGTGCGTAATACCTATAACTATATTTTTATTAACCGGTATAACATTAGCTACTTTTCTACAAAATTTAGCAAGAAGTTTGGCTCCGTCTGCCCTTTGCATCTTATCCATATCGCTAGTTATTTCCGCCTCTGTACATAAAGCAGAGTACGAGTCTATTATTACGACCGATCCAGGCACCTCGTTTATTACTTTTTCTGCAATTTGCAAATACTCTTCTGCGTGTAAAATTTTACCTTGTTGCGAACCTATAACATGAAATCTATCTAGATTTAGACCTGGTATACCTTCTATATCTCTTTTCTTTAGTCTTCCTTCCACATTGAAGTAGTAGACTTGTCTTCCCTCCTTAAAAGATCCGTATGCGTATTCTTCTTTTTGTGCTGTTGCTGCAAAATCTAGGGCCGTTACGCTTTTTCCGCCTTTTGGTTGACCAGTTAATATCACAAAACTTCCTTCTGGTATACCTCCTCCTAGTATCATATCCAAAGCAGGGCTAACTGGTACTGTTAGTACTTTTTTGTCAATAATAGCATTTCCACTCAAGATTATATCTTCACCAAAATTTTTAACAACATCTTCTTTAATGCTCATTGTCTATGTCCTCTAGTTTTGATAGTAATCCCTTTATATTTTTATTTGTTTCAAACTTTTTGTCCGACGACCTGTCAAAAGATATATTTAGACTAGAATTTTTACTTTCTAGTACCTTCTCTTGTTCTTCTATTATGGTTTTTAAAAATGGTGATCTTAGCGAGTATGTATTTTTAGCTTTATCGCTCTTTAATGCGCCAATTATTGCTTGTGGAGAATAAGTTTGTAATAACTTATGGGATGAGGCTATTTGATTTCTAAAGTATTTTTCCCATTTTTTACTTAACCAAAATCTATAGTGTAAATCTTCTTTGTCTCGCTTGGCTTTGTTTTCACAAATTAGCTCGGTTATGTATTGAGCTGCGCTTACGTACTTGCCATTAGAATATTTTGACGGATATGTATCAGCCATTGGGTTTGAATATATTCTTATTGTTTTTGTTTGGTCTATTGCTAATAGACTTTTTATGCTCATCAAAAGCCATAGACGCAGCCTGAGTCATAACGGACACATTTTTACTTTGTTTATTAGCCGTTGTATTTATCATTAAGTTTGAAGGTTTGTTTTTTATTTTCTCAGATGCTGTGATGGTTTTATTTGTTGTATTAGTAGCGTTGTGTTTTTCAAGAATTTTGATAACTTTTTCTTCTTCAAGATTCAATTCCTTTGATATCTCAGCAACTGATCTTTTGTTGTAGTTTAACCATAATACACTGTATATTTCTGTTTTTGAAGATCTTGGCATTATTCACTCTCTCTTTCAGCATTATGTAAATATGATGTGTTTTTTGTTTTCAAGAAGCTTAAATATAAAGTAAATGTCTTTTGATTTACCGCTTTAAATCTGTCTGGATCTCTAACGGTACTATCTAGAAAACTTTTTGTTTTATCTAATCCGTATGGAGAAGTTGGATCATATAGTTTATTACTTAACGATAATCTAATAAAATACCTGGTAATGCCCTCAGAATTTATAACTTTCTTAGCGTAAACAAGATCGCTAGGCGAACTTAGTCTTGGCATCTGCTCGTTATCGTAATAGTCTTGATTTCCCGATATTGTAAAATACTCAATGGTATTTGATTCATTCACGGATTTATTTTTATTTGGAGAGAATAGATATTCATTCATGTTTAGGTTCCTGGCCATTTGGGTTTGGGTGGTTTCTTCTTATAACTCATACCACTTGGCAGTGGTTTTGTTTCAATTTTATTTTCTTTATAGCTATTATGTTTGTTGTGTAAATCTATTTTTTGATCTTGACTCATTTTATCTGAATTTCTTTTAGCCAAATCTCCTAAAGTTTTTAATTCTGAGTCTGATTTCTTAACAGATGTAAACTGTGTCATTGCATCAGAAATGTAACATCTATGTGTGTGTGTAGAATTATTACATTGAGGACATTTTGGATTTTCTTTGTATTCTGAGATGCGATAGAATAATTCAAATTTATCGTTGCAAATATCGCAAGTGTAAGTATAGTTTGGCATATCAAGTAATATAAGAAGGCGGTATAAAAGGTTTCCATTCCTCAGGTATCTGATGGTTTATATTAAGCAGTTTGTAGGATATAGGCAAGTATTTGGAATTTTTCTCTGGTTGATAAGGCAAAGCTATCAAAGGCATATTGGCATCTTTTGGTGTTTTATTTCCCTTTTTCCTATTACACTGTAAACAGGATGTTACTATGTTTGTCCATCTTGTTGGAGATCCCCTGTTATAGTTCCATTTAGATTTTGGAATAACGTGATCATAAGTCAATTTGCTACAATCAAATTTAATTCCGCAGTACTGACACGTATGACTATCTCTTATGAAGATATTTTTTCTAGAGAATTTTAAATTCTGCTTATGTATTCTAAAAAACTTTTTGGTTTTTGCTATTGCTGGTATAGGAAAATTTTTATTAGTACCTAAGATTATATCATCGGAATAAAAACCTATTATTTCGATACCGAATGATTTTTCGTACATACCTCTAAAATACCACACGATTGCCTTTTTCCAACTAACTATACTTAATGGCGTATAGTCATTGTTAAGAACAAGACAACTCTTATGTTGCTTCTCCAGACTCATAGTGTTTGAGTGCCTCTAGTATAGATCCTATTATTGGATTTCTGACAATGTCTCCATTAAATAATTCAGAAAATCCGATTCCATTAACTATTCTTAAACAACTAATTAGATCAAGAAATCCTCCACGCATTGATTTATGTAGATCGGACTGACTTATATCTCCTGTTAACACCATTTTACTATCTATGCCTATGCGAGTTAATAGCATTTTTAATTGATCATATGTAGCATTCTGACACTCATCAGCCACAATAAAGCTTTTGTGAAAGTTCCTACCTCTCATTAGGCCAAGAGGAACAACCTCTATTTTATTATTCAGTTTTAAACTAGCATAATGACTCATGGGTATAAAATGAGATATTTCATCTATTATAGGTAGCAGATATGGGTGCAGTTTTTCTTCTGCTGTACCAGGAAGGTATCCAATCTTTTCTCCACTTTCTACAACCGGTCTAGTAATTATTATTTTATTAACTTTATTCTCTAATAGATACTCTAAAGCTGTTCCTATTGCTATATGCGTTTTTCCACTACCAGCTACGCCTTGACAAAACGTAATTGTGTTTTCGTCTATTGTTTTAATATATTGTTTTTGATTTTCTGTTCTTGCTTTCAGCCTATTCCTATATACCGCTCCAGAAAAACTAATATCGTTGGTTGCATCTATAACCCTAGATTTTTTCTGGTTATTTTTTGTTTTTTTTCTCAATTAAGACTCCTTGTAAAATGGGGTCAAATAAGGCAAGCGCCGCCAGCACAACTAACTTCTTCAATACCTCTAGTATTATCTTCTGTTTCTAGGAGTTGTGTATAATCAACTTTCTTGAAGCTATTATAAAGATCACAGTAGATCTTCCAGTTGTAAACATCTTTCATGCAATACGTTAATCGTTTAATATCGCCATCAAAATATTTACCAGCAAAATTTTTCATCTTTGTAATAAACACTAGTTTTTCATGTACATCATTTTCTTTTGCCTGATTTAAACCCACATAGTCACAAGCGGCCCAAAGGTTATTATTGAACGCATTTAATGCTAGTTCTATCAATCCAGAACACCACAAGGCTGCATCACCATATTCTTTGACTATCTCACGACTAGTATATACTGTTGTAAAAGGAGCCTGTGGATAATCCTTGTCTCCGCTTTGTGGAATAAGACTAATACCAGCAAAATATTTACGATTATCATAAATATACTTCGTGACACTCCCCCACTCGTCTGGTTTTACCGTGACGGTGTTACTAACATTGTGACTCAAATAGTCTTGTGTGCATAGATTTTTATTTTTACCAGAATAAACCCAATTTTTTTGAGTATCCTTAACAATAGCAAGCATATCAACAGCCGGTAATTGATTCTTTAATTTTGCTCCATCTGGAACCTCTACTGGAAATTTTATAACCTCATCGGTATCATTGGCCGACCATCTTGATTTTTCGCAGGCTTGCGGGTTATAATTCTTGAAGTGTTGGTATGGTGCTTCTAAAACATTTGCTTGTACGTGTCTGATATAGCGTTTGGCGTGATGCGGATGAATACCAGAACTTGTTCCAAGCATACTTGAACTGGTTCCTTCAGGTTTTAAACAGGTCACTCTAGCAGCCTGATTGATGGTTATTTTTTTAGACATTTCTTTATTAGTTTCAACCGCTATTTTTGCTCCTGCTTTTAATACTTTTTCTGATAGAACAAGATCGTGCTTTTCCATAATACCGGTTAGTGAAACACCCAACAAAGCTTCTCTAGCAAAAATTCTGCAACTTACCTCGCCCAAATAATCTAATTTTGTAAATCCTGCTTGTAGTGTACCTATTATAGCGGCCGCTTTGCACCTTTCATAGAAATCATTCTCATCCTCTATGGAAGAGCAATTAATGGTTGATAAGTTACATCCCTGCCATCCACTCTTACCTGTGGTTTCATCAATTGGCCACATTCCGACTTCAACGCACGGATTAAAAGTCATCTCTGTAGAGTCACTCCAAATAAATCCTGGTTCTCCAAATTCTTTAACGCTCTCCATTAAATTTTGAAACTCCTCAAATGTTGTTTCGTCTTTCAATAAAAGAGCAGAGTTATTGCTTCGTGCTCTCTGAGGATTATCCATATACCAGTTTCCAGTCTTGGCTTTTGCCATTTCTTCATCGTCAGCGCTAAATAATGCTAAACTAGCTGATCGTCTTACACCACCACTTAACACAGCATCACTACTATGCATAATAATATCATATGCGTCTATTGGTCGTAGCTTCTTTTGACCATTAGCTATGCAGCGATCTAATAGTGTGCGTATTTTTTCTAGTCCATTAGCCAATGGTTCAAATCCAGGAGCTTTTCCAACACCAGAACTTAAATCCGATCCCTTTGGACGAATATTGCTATAATCAAATATTACATATGTATTCTTATACATCTTAAATTCTTCTATAGGCTTACTAAAGTAGCTACTTAATAGTACGCCAAGAGCATCTGCCCAGCCCTCTATGCTATCCTCTATAATATACTTCGTTCCTTCACCTTCTTCAACATCGTGCTCTAATGTTGGAAGCTTGGCAACATGATGCTTTTGCACACTAAAACCTGTTCCACTACCGCAAAGAAGTAGCCAAAAACATTCTTGGAAAAATCTTAATCTATCGCAATAGGAAGATGTGCAGTTATAAATTTTTGCATGTCTTTTTAGTATTGGTTCGCCGCCAAATTGTAACCCTCTTTGACTACCAAGAACCTTCTTTTTGTGCATCATATCGTACGCCCAATCAATATCTTCAGATATATTTTTATCAGCATACATAGTATGCATCATATTTTTAACGCGCTCAACAGCTTCTTTCCATGTTTCTCTACGATTTTTTTCTGGGATCCAACGAGCATATTTACTAACAAACGTATAATTTTGAAGCTCTTGAAGTGCGGACATATTATCTCCTGTTCAGAATTGCAATAATGCCTAATAACACAGCCATATAAAAAGAAAAGTTAATCATTTGTGTGTTATCAATAAAAATAAAATGATACAAAAATATAAAACAACTAATATAAAATATATGTACACTCATAATACACCACACAATTGTTTCAGCCAAGAAAGATCAGAGTCAACATATTCAATTTTTATGCCGCTCATACCAACAAAAAGATCAAATCTGTTTTTAGCGTCGTCGTCAAATAAAATTGTGCCGTGTTGTTTTGCCATAAACACTGTTCTAATTCCTTCTTGCCAAAGAGCCATAACACAATCATTACAGCACTGTCCTGTGACATATGCTATACCGTTATCTGGTCTCACAACACAATTAGATAGGGCATTTCGTTCTGCGTGGATCATCCAAGAATATTTTTCTGGCCTTGAAGTTGGCAATTTAGAATCGTCTAAGCTGTGAGGAAAACCATTGTATCCCACACCCAGTATGCGATTTTGTTGGTCCGTAATAACGCATCCATGCTGAGTGTGTATGTCGTGGCTGCGCTTAGAGATCACTGTAGCCAGCCCTAAAAAATAATCAGTCCACGATGGTCTATTCATACTACCATTATAGCAGTATGGTCGTGGTGGTCAAGCTCAGTTTTTACTTGTTAGCTTATTGTATAGGACTAAACTGAGAACGCCGCCAGCAACACCCATAAACAAACCAGCGGGGCTCAGACTATTGTACTGTCCCATTAAATACAGTATAGCGCCGCCCATATAGGAACCGGCCACTCCTAGAGCAATCGTTTTTAGAAATCCAAAATTTTCTTCGCCAGGAACAATTGCTTTTGCTATACTACCTACTAGAAGACCGTATACTAACCATATTAATAAACTAAGCATCGTTTGTTGCCTCCATTAAAGTGCATACTTCGTCTTCCGTGAGATTAATTCCAGTTTCCATTATACTGTTTTGTAACGACTTACCATAAGCTTTGTACTGATCTTTGGTCAAATTATTTTTTATAATTCTTTGCAGCCTTAGTCTATTTAACCAAGAATCTTTTAACACAGCTTCCTGAATATCTTTCTTCATTAAAGACACTGATTCATTTTTATCTTTTAATAATTTGCGATTTTTTCTGCATTCCTGTATCACTCTGATTAGAGTAAGTATAACGCTTATTACAAGTATTATTGTAATTGGATCTATTCCATACTCTTTATCTTTTTCAAGATGCATATTAGAAATAACTTTTTTGGCTATTTTTTCTAGAGCAGTATTTTTTTTCATTTTTAAAAATATCCTATTCTACCGATGGTAAACATCCGCATTTATGACATGAACAATTCTTACATTTACAATTTTTATTTTGACACGAAATCTTTTCGCTTTTTAGAATAATCGGTGGATGAGTAACCTCTGAGTCTGTTTTGATCGCTGGATCACAATATCCACAATCGACCCAAGATATTGTATCTCCACTTAGATATTTTCCAGTGCCTTTACATACTGGACAATCTTTTCTTGGATATTTTTTTCCTATATCCGATCCTGTTGTTTTTATTATTGCGCCAGCTAATATGACAGGAGCCGTTGTTGATCCATCATAGGATAGTGAACAATAACCTATTATGGTTGTCATAGACAATACAATTATTAGTAATTTACTCATCAGATTTTTTCCACGGTCTTGGTAGTCTTTTTCTAAGTGGTGGTTTTGGAATTGGAGGAATGGGGTTGTTATCATCTAATTCTTTGCCAAGGTTTGGCGAAAAGAATTTTAGTAAAGATATGATAAAACCAAAAATAATGGATAGTGTTCTATTAAGAGCTATTTTATCTATTAGTTTCATAATTATATCCAATTCTAATATGACACTTTATAATACACTAAAACTATACAAAGCATTAAAATTCATTATCGCTAATTAGTAAAACGTTTTTATTAGAATCATAGATAATTATCTGCTTGATACCCTTTATCGCCTCTAGCTGCTCAACAATATCTTTTGCATACTTTTGGTTATTTAATGTTTGTCTTATGGATTCCAATAGCTCGTCTGGTATTGGTTGAGCATTTGATTCCTGGTACAGCTCAACGAAATAATTATCTAATATATATTCTTTGATTAAGTTAAGCAATTTTTATAGCCCTATTATAGGTATGTAAAACCGTAGTCTGGTAATTTTTGTGGAGGAAACCCGTCGAAGTCGCTAAAAGCATAAGCCCCATTTTGGCTCAACATTCCAGCAGCAGCCTCCGCATGGATCAAAAATGACCCATCGGGTATCTTGCCCCATTCTGGATGACCACCATCATTCCATTTTCCCCAACTATTTTGAACAAGAAACGCTGGTTCGGCGCCAGTATCGTCACAAGCTATCCAGGCCATAGCATGAGCCCAGCTACCACTAACTCTAGCAAATCCTTTACTATCTCTTTTATTACTAAATCCATAACTTGAACACACTGATAATCCATAGCCATTAGCAAGAGCGTCTCGCGCTTCTTCAATAGTTCGTACTAAACTAACAGTTTTTATTTGGTGATCATTGGCCAAATCTATAACCTTATCTGGTAGACCTCTAGATCCCCAACCAGCTCCTAGACTACCGTTATATTTGCTAAAATCAGCGACCCCCTTGTAATCTTTCCTTACAACAACACCACCACTTTGACTAACAAAAGTAGCTGCTCGCGAACAACTCATGCCTTGGCCACCATGACCACGAGCGCCGTAGATGGCTTCTGTAGCGCCACGAGCTATCCAAGATTCTTTGTCTCCGTGTAGATCAATTTCTACCGCTCTACTAACATCTACAGCATTGCGTGTTGCGTGACTAACACAATCTCCAGTTGTTTGTCTTTCATTATATGGATTTTTATCAAACTTTAACACGCTTTTGTATGGTGTGCTAAGCTTACCTTTTCCGCTACTTTTAATACGCTTAGATCCATCAGAGAAATAAGCATATTTAGAACTTTCTAAAAGTTCATTAAATATGTGCTCTTCCCAAAGACATCCAGAAAAACCTTTTCTGTATTCATTATAAAGATCATTAGGACTTAATCTAGACATTATTTTGCTCCTTGAGAACAAGCCCAGCTAAGAGCCATAAAAGTTTCAACGGCTCTTTGTCTGGTTTCTTTGTCCAGAACAACATCATTTTCTCCAATACCAGCAACGACAAGGCTATTACAAGCCTCTGCTAATCCTGGGTATTTATCTTTTAAGTTTAGTCTGCTCATTGATCCAGCCAATTTATTAGCTTCCCTAATTTCCATAGTTGTTTTTATTACTTCTTCATCATTATCCAAAGATATCAATGTTGCTAAATCAAAATATAATGAAGACAATCTTTGCGAATCGGCTTTTCTGGTTGATCCAGACTTCAATAATTTTGTGACTGGTTCGCAAGCTTCTAGCAGTATAGGGTCAGTTGGTTTAGCAACATCTTTTTCAGAGTCTATAACAACATTATTGTTATTTGGAGAAAATATAGATTTGATATCTGGTTTAAATAAACCAAATCCTATTAAAGCAATAGATAAGGCTATTAGTAGTTTATTTTCTTTAACTGTTGATATCATACATTTTCCTCATTGCAAATATTTGGACTTAAATATGGAAACATCGCATCAGCGGCCTTGACCGCTTCAACACAACCAGCAAGGACCGCTAAATCACGAGTTTTTTTCCAGCTACTAACAAGCTGAAAGAAAACGTCTTGAACGTCATCGATAACAGGATTTGGATCTGGCTTAACACTATTATTAACAGTCTCTTTGGCGCTATCTGTTACTGGAGTCTTTGCAACTGTTTGTTGTCTTAGGTTTTCCAGAAATTTAGAGACTACGCTAGTTACCGGGTTTAGTCTATCCTTGAATAAAACCCAAGCTATAATTGCCGCACCAGCGTACAACGCTATATCCGTTGGACCTAGAGAAGAAGCAAATTCATCGAACGTTTGAGAATAATTCATGTGACACCTTTCTTGAGGAAAATTCCTGTTTGCTTAAAAATTGAGACAGTAGCATCTATGGTAGAGGAAACTAATATCATTAGTATTTTTTTTACATAGCTATGTATTATAGGTTCTAAAAAATTTGGCACAAGTGGCACATCTACTACTAAAAATACTGTATCGTAAAATCTATTAATGTAGTTTATAACTATATCTTTTTTTTCTTGGCCAGCTAAATCTTGACCTATTGATTCTGTTATTTGTACCGTGCTTGCTACCAAAAGCTGAAGATTTTTCCAAACTTCACTTAGTGCTACGCTTTTTAGGCTTTGCAGCTTTTCTTTTAGTTCCTGATGAATTTTTTCTGCTTGATTTAGTATTAGATTTTTTTGGTTCATTGCTTACCTCTTCTGTTTTAATAATCTCCAAATTTTCTTGTTCAACTATTTTTTTAACTTCGCTTCTACCTCTTATATATCTTGCTAGTATAAACACCTGTCCACTGATTAGTATAATGCTTTCTACTGCGTGTGATACAACAGATATTAGCTCTTCTTTGTGTTCATTCTCTGTTAATATGCCAGTTAGATATAATCCACTAAATACAAAGCTTACTAATGTAAACCAAAACTCACTGGTTTTATATCCGGCTTTCATCTTCATGTTGATACGTCTCCACCATCAACACCACCACTACCATAATAATAACTAGGATCATCAAATCTATTCTCATATTTATTTTCTATATTTTCTATTGTTAAATTTTGAGAATAATAACCAAATCTTAGGAGTTTGCTTGTTTTGCCGGTTGGCAATGCTGAACAAACAACATATTCAACATTGATTGGCTTGGTGGGATCTATAGACATAATATCATTAGCCATAATATAGCCTTTCTCGTGGTAAATAAACAACTAGTATAGATATACACCATTATGACTAAAATTTTTATACAAATCGCGTCCTATAGAGATCCTGAACTTTTACCAACGCTTAATAGCGCCTTGTGTAACGCAAAATACCCAGAAAATTTAACTTTTGGAATAGTTTGGCAAAGAAGTACCGATGTTTGATTTACGGTGTTATTCTGGTGGATCTTCTGAACCAAAAATCAAAGTTTCTAAAGATCTTGAAGAAGACACTCAATGGATTTAGACTATTCCAAGAATGCTAGATCCGTTAACTCCCTTACCATATTCAAATTGCACAACTACATAACTGCCATTGTATCCATTATATATCATTTCTGCTGCTGACGATAACGTGAAAGTGGTGAAATAAACAACAGAACCGTCTTGGCATGTGCTAGTATCTTTAAATAATGCGTGGCCATTAATGGTTGCTGCGTTTCCAAGAATTCCGCCGTTTTCAAAGGTTGCTAATCCATTCACAGTTATACCTATATTAGTTATTGATAATGAACTATTAGCACCACAACTAAGATTGTAGGCTGTTGGTGAGCCACCAGTACTTGTTGTTACGGATGTTTGTAGAATAACATTCTCTCCAGGATAAGTTTCTGTAGGAGGATTACCAGCACCAGCCGAGTTGGCGCTATCTAAATACCAATTATTACCATTATTCCAATCTCCATCATTGCTAGGAGAAGCTCCAACACTATCATTAAAATAATATGTATATCCGAAATATGTTACTGAGCCATAATTTATTGTCATATCATATGGTAAATCTACTGGATAGTATATGTGTACGTTTCCATAAATAGCACCACCACCACCCACATATGCTCCGTCTTCAAATACTACGGGCGGATTATTCGTGTTTGCTGCTCCATAATCTGCAACATAGATCGTACCATAATTACCAGACAATTCACTAAATGTTATGCTAACAGTACCAGCATTAACTTGTGTTAAAACGGATTGTGGATATAAATAGGTATGGTTGTAATAACTAAATGTTGAACTATCTTCAAATGTTGCTGTATAACAAGTAATATCTATACTCACATCCGCACTACCTTTTACAAGCATTGAATCAACCGTTGGGGCGGGTGTAGTACCTGAGGTTATATTGGAACTAATAACAACATGGTCCAAAGATATTGCACTATCTGGGGCGTATGCTGCTGGTGTGCTATAAGTATCATCATCCCACCAATTGCCAACTGTTGACCATGTTGAATCAACAGCGCCGTTGTAATATACTGTTCGATTAGGATATCCACTATAGCTTAGTGATCCGGTTATTGTGCCACCAACCACTAGTGGGGCTGGATGAGGAGAATATACAGTAGCGTTTCCCGTTATTGTTCCGCCGCTAAATGTGCTGCTATCATAGAAGTAAACTTCTCCAGTTACAGAACCATTATCTATATCGCTAGTGCCATTAAACGAACATCCAGCTGAAACCGTTAAATTGGATCCGGTCCATATTCTAGAAGCATTATTAAATGTTGCTGATGCTGAAACTATATTTGTTCCGGTCATTCCGTCGCCAACTGACCCGTTTTGCACAGTAAGAAGATTGGTAACATAAACAGTATATGAGTTATTCGCTAGAATAAATGCTGGGCCATCTATGGTCATATTATCCACATAAATATCGTTTGCTGTGATGCTTGGAGCAGCTTGTATGATAACGGTATCAAGAGCGCCAGGAACATAACCAGCATTATCTCCTGTTCCTAAACTACCTGTCCACCAGAACGATGTGTTGTTCCAGTCGTTTCCACCATAAAAATAAAAATTGCTAGGATAATTCACATAAGTTATAGCACCATTAATAGTACCAGCATTAAAAGTGTTACGATTTACTGGATAGTTAACATTAGTGTTTATATTTACAGTACCGAGGTTTGTTGAGCTATCACTAAAATCCACAGTGTATGGCAGACTAGGGTTAGTACCTACATATCCATCATTAATACTAGTATCATCAAAATACGTAGCACCTAATCCGTTTCCGTTTGCCGCTATCGTACCAGAATTGGTTGAGGAACCAGTAAGTCTACATTCATTTCCAAAATTAATAGAAGCACTTGCTTGTATTGAATATGATCCGTTTGGACTATTAAAGTAAACATTATTTGCTACTATGCCTACATTTGACAAACCGTCTCCATAATTATTATCTATAAATGTAACATCATTAGTTACATTCAAATTAATAGTTATGGTATATCCACCAGAAAAAGTAGCACTATTGACCGTTTCACTACCTCCAGTAACGGTACCAGCCACATAAACATCATCAGATGGTCCTGGGATATTAGCTGATCGTTGAGAGTATCCGCTATCTACCCACCAATTTAAATAATTTCCCCAATCGCCATCAGCAGATGAATTATTGTAGTATAAAGTCGGATACCCAGCATAAAGAACACTGCCCACCACAGATAAATTACTAGCTGTTCCAGTATATCCATAATAATATATAGTGTCGCCGCCACTACCGTTGATATAATCAACACTTCCAGACCACGTACCACTAAACGATAAATTCCCGGTGATTATATAAATATAATCTGTTGCCGATGAATTTAATGTTGATCCAGAACCGGAAAATAATAGATCACCGGTCATTGTAAAAACGCCTAGCGGCTCAATAGTACCGCCATTCGCACACTCTACATTTGCCACAACCGGGACACTAAGTCCACTTATTGATCCACCACTATTAATAGTTATAGAATTAACAGTTATGGTGGAGCTAGATGCTGTCGTAAGAGTAGCCAATATTACGGCATCATCGATTGATGATGGAGTAAATCCTTGATTTCCAGCGGAAGGATCATCCCACCAGTTGTTTGGCGTGTCCCAATTGGAGTCTACGCTACCTCTAAAATAATATGTGGCCATTTATATCCTCATGTTAATGATTGTACAACTATTTCGTTCTTTGGAACCAGTCCTTTTAGTACGGATGCTGGATCATTTCCTAAAACTTCTAAAAGTCTAGCCTCCAAGGCCGCTTGAGTATAATCACCAGCAAGATCATACGAATCTCCGCTCCACAATACTAGCGGAACAGGGAACGGTTTAATTCTCACACTGCAAGTTTTTTTATTAACATCATCTAGTATAACAAAATATAGACTATTAAGAGTAATACTTGGTAGATTTTTTAACGATCCGTTTCTTTTGCGAATAGGATCAGGAGTAACAATTATTGGTTGATTTAAATTCATCTTTTTTCTCCACTATTAATAACCGGGTACGAAAGCTACCACATCCCACTTGGCTCTGGTAGCATGATAAGTTGCTGCTAATATGTCGGTGGCGTTAGCTGCTGTGCTCCAAGGCAACGGACTACTAGCAGATGATGGAATAACAAAATCAGCGTGTAGAGAAACAGAGTGACCACCAGTGCCATCTTGAGTTATTCTCCAACGAATTGTAACACCATCAACAGGGTTTGTGGGAAGATTTAGTGTTGTTGCTCCTGTTAAAGTCATATCAAAAATCTGTCCCGTACTAACATCTGTACCTACTGATCCACTAACACTACCATTATTAACAACGGTTGGATATAGTTGGGTAAATTTGCCTGTGGACGCACTATTTGCGCCAATAGCCGCTCCATCTATAGACCCACCGTCTATATCTACTTTGCTAATATCAACTTCGCCAGTACCATTAGGAGTAATTGCTATATTACCATTAGTATCAGTACTAATTATAGTATTACCATCCACATTTAGGTTGCCAACATTAAATCCATCGGTAAATGTATGAACGGCGCTAATTGTTCTAGCATTATCGATGTGAACATATTGTGAATGATCATCATCAGCCAACCCGTACAAACTTCCATGATCATTTTGAGTTAATCCGGTAACAGTATCAATATGACTTCTAATATCTAATATATCTACTAAAAATCCCCTTGGAGTATTGGTGAATGTGCTTTTTGTATCGTATATTAGTCTATATAGTGGTCTTAGTTCCACTATTGGTAGACCAGTTAAATCAAGGCCGCCCCAACTGTTGTTACTTTGTGCTTGTTCTAGACTACTATCTATTCTTTGACCCATAATGCTAATAACTGGGGCATTTTCTTGGGTTGTTGCACATATCCAGTAAGCTATGTATCTATTGTTATTTGGATTAGGACTGTCGCTAGGTGTCCAAGTTCCACCAGTATTTAGATTATACTGAATAGTTGTTCCGGTTTTTACAGGATAGTTGTTGGCGGTGGTATCTGTCCACGCGGCAGATGCTCCAGCTTTATAATAAACCGGTAATTGAGCTATAGGATAAAGAATTTGCTCAAATGGATCGTTGGGAGTATCGCTGTGAGCAATATTTGCTTCAATATCTTCATCATATATTAAGCCATCACTAATTGCTATAATAGCATCACTATTACTAGATCCATCTCCACTTAATGTATAATTACTAATGCTTAATCCATTTATATATTGAGTACCAAAAACATTATGTAAATATTTATGAGTAGCAGCGTCCATGCGAATTCCGTGACGCTCTTCACCAAAATATACCGCCTTACCGGAATCGGTATTGTAATAGATCTGAGCAATTGGAATATCTGTTGAGAAATCAAATCCTGTGGTTTTATAAGATAGACTATTATCACTCTTATCAAAATGTATATAATATAGCGCGGTTGTATTTGGTAAAGCCACAGTTTCTGTAGAGCTTTTAACAACCTTTAGTCCATTATTATATATAGCATAACTTGTTGCTGGAGATTTAGGAGATATAGTAAATTCTCTACTACTATCGTTGAAAGATATTTGGCTATCGGTTCTATTAACAAATCCATCTGGTTCTAAAGTATCCAGAGCTATATCATTAGAAGCATTAATGGTAAATGTGCCGGTTGGATCTTCTGTTACAGAAATGTTGGTGCCGGCCACTATATCTTCAACCGGATATGGAATATTAGGTATATCTCTTCCATCAATATTAAGTCTGTATCCGGACCCTAAGCTTTCCCAGTATGTATCATCTGTAACTGGCAAACTTTCATTTTCTAATTTAGCCCTATAGATAGTACCAGAACTATAAACAATATCATTTACTAAATATCTTGTTCCATCAATAGTGGTGTGATTAGCTGTCCAATCAACAGCACCAGGACTAACTGGTGCAGTATTCTGCGTTGTGTTATCGCTAAATTTTAATCCGCCCGATCCTAATTCTAAAACACCAGTATCTTTAAAATGCCAATATTCATAAGAATCAACGCCTGTTGCCGCAACAACAACACTAGCCAAGCCTCCGTTGTCGGATGTTATTGATTGTTGAAGAGTTATCCCAGCTACATCTGCGCCACTATCTATGTTTTTATTTAATACCACCACAGGATTATTAGTTCCGGTATTATAAAAAGCTGGAAATCCTTCACCAGCCGCTCCTATTGTTGCTCCGTTTGGTGATATAAATTCCCTATTAGTAGTGGTAAATGTCCAAGTGTTATTTGTACCATCTCCATTATTGAATGTTTGTGATTCTATTAGATAGTTAGCTCCTGGAAGATAATAATTACCAATTCCTCCATCGCCTTGAGGAGCCATAACTGTGCCGAAGTTTAATACTAAGCCTTCTGACGGTAATCCTTGTCCATATATGGTCATACCATCAGTAATTGTTCCATTAATTATGGAAGTAACGTGCAGAGTTGCTCCAGGCTCGCCACCAAACCCGTTGTCTATTTGACCTATAAATTGAACGGTATACGTTGCGGTTCCGGCTTTTAATTCAAGATTGTTTTCGTTCTGAACCGGCCCCGGCACTGTTAGCGATCCGTCTTGACCAAAAGTCCAGATCTTGCTATTTGACGATATCTGTATCGGAGGATTACTTCCGCTATTAATTCTAACATAACTATTTTCTCCGCCAATCATAAGGTCAGCATTGCTGTTGTCTATAGTTCCGCCAGCTCGTAAGTGAACATGACCTGGCGCTGTTGGATCAACGATAATATATTGATCACTACCACCGCCTACTAATCCAACATCTGGAATTAGTTTAATTGTATCATAATTATTACCGTCGGCACTATCAGCATCGCCACCATAGAAAGTTCCCTTGGCTAGCACCTTACTTTTAAAATGGGTGCGCTGGCCATCACTAATTAATAGTTCTAATTTATTGTTGTTACCTTGATACAAACCAATTTCACCATAAGGACGAATTTCGCTTGTGTTGTCGGTGTTGGCATCATTGCCATCTATTTGACTTGTTGTTATTTTTCTAATAGTTGTCATTATTTTTTACCTTATTAGTCGTAAAATTCACTACCATAAAATACTTTAGCGCTCCAGTGAACTTTAAGGGTTTTACTTTCACCATCTATTCTACGATAGCTAATAGTACCCTCATTTTGTACGAGCCATAAATCGTCGTTTTCACTATCTGTGCTACCACTAGCTACTTCGGTATGTGATATGTGTTTTTCTCCACTATCATCCACAATCTGAATAGTCCCGATTATTGTTGCTTCTCCACTATAAGCATGATAATCTATAATAGCTCCTCTAAAATTGGTTGAACCGCTCGGCAGTTCTGCTGCATCCCACCAAACTACAGGAGATCCACCAGTATCATAACGAAAATAAACTGTGTCTCCAGCATTGTAAGTTAAAGACGGATCGCCTTGTAAGCTGTAGTTCCTCTCACTACCAGAAAATCCTGTGCTACCACTCCATTTGTACCATGTGTTATTGTCCAAGCTAAAATAGAAAGTATCAGCTACTGCCCCATTAGCTGTAGGATTATCGATTATTTCATCAATAAGACTTGTGGGAATATCTATCCATATACCATAATCATTAGTAACAGATCTTGATAATGTTGTTGATATTGTTTCAGGATTTCTAGAAGTAACATTAACAACCTTGTATCCAACAGCTTCTTCTATTCGTCTATTGCTAGCGGCTGTGGATTTTAATGGACCCACACCAGAAGCAGATGTTAGTCGTGTTCCATCAGCAAATCTTATACCCTCTTGTAATTGCGAAATATCCAACTCTCTTCTTGTATAAGCAAATCCACCACCATTTCCATTTTGTGTCCATTGTGTAAATTTTACAGTGTAGTATTTCCCGTTATCTGGTAAATACATAACGCACTGTGTTCCAACTATTTTGTTTCCTAGTCCGCCGGAACCAAATGCGGTATATAGGTTTGAATACGATCTAGTTGTTACATTCGATAAATTATACCACCCGTCAGTATTCCACAACGTTCCGTCTGGACTAATGCTAGAACTCCAACCCTCTTCTCTATATGGATTAAATATTCCTTGATTACTATTTCTTGTTATTCCAACGCCTGATCCTGATCCATCATCAGCAATTAAAATATCAATTTCTGTACCGTTATCCGTGTGAACAAAATCTACTGGCCCACTAGCATACGGAGTACCCGTTAAATTTATGTGATTTATAGCATTGTCGAAAGTTTGTGCGGACGTGGAGGGGGAGTATAGGTCTCCGCAATCAGTTAAACTACTACCATCAGCACCGCTATTTCCGCTTGTTCTAACATAGTTGGCGCTATTTCCAGTAACGAGTAAGCCAAAAATTCCAGGAATATATGTGAAACAATATGATGATCCGTAACCAAACTTACTTGTTCCATCACTTATGATTTGACCGCCGTCATAATTAATATTAGACGCTAAGTTTGTACTAATATAATTAGCAGTATCGTATTGGTCTTCTCCTCCATCGCTAATACTATTTGTTGGCCATATTCCTGGTATGACCGCTCCGGGTTCAATGGTAATGGCGGTAGCACTACCAGACACATCTACGCCATCAATTGTTATCGCAATATCATCATCCGGACTAACCCCACCAATAGATGTTCCTGGTATGGTTGTGTTTGACCCATTAGTCCATCCATAACCACCATCTGATATTGACGGATTTATTAATAAACCGTTTGTTGGATTTCTTTCAAAGTATATACTAAGATTAAAACCAGTTCCACCGGTAGTTGTCACTGTATATGTGTTATTAAAAAATTGAAACTGAGTATATAGTCCGTCAGCAGTTGTTGTTAATGCTGATGCGCTATTGTAGAATGCGGATCTCATATCCGATATTGTGTTGAACGATCCCTCAATGCCGCCATCTAACAACACGTTATCAATAACGCTTTCAGTAAAACTTTTAAGTGTTTCTATTTCTTTTGGTCCGTTAGTATCCCCGTACAGCACAAACATAGCTACTATATTACTTGGATTTAATCCTTCTACTTGAAAAGTATCGTTGCTACTTGTTGGATCTATTGTTGTTGTTACCGGGGTTGGGGTTTCTTTATAGATAATAATTTTACTTAAATTAAGCTCTTCGCTAGAGCTATTAGAATAAACCCTACCATAGCTAGCCTGAAAACCCTTATATGTTGTTCCAGGGGTACCGTCTACTGTTATGTTACCCAACCCATCCTGAGCATTTATCCAATCTGATCCATTGAATTTCAATATTTGATTATTAGATAAATCCTGAATAAGTACATCTTCTAGATCTGATAAATTTGAGGGACCTCCACCACCACTAATCTCTACTTCTCCGGTCTGACCATTAACACTTGTCACTGGATATGGGATATTTTGTATGTCCCTCCCATCTATATTGAGTCTGTAGCCGGCACCAACATTTTGCCAGTATGTTGTGTTCGAAACCGGCTCACTTTCATTATCAAATTTAGCTCTATACAAATATCCTGCACTATAAACAAGATCACCAGCCAAATACCTGGTTCCGTCGGCAGTCGTATGGTTGGAAGTCCATTCTACAGCAGCGGCTATTGTGCTTCCGCCACCACTAATAGCAACATAAGGCAAACTATTCCAGGGAGTTGAACCATCTCCTATTTTTAGCTTACCGGTATCTTTTTCGTAACCTGGTTCACCAAGCTTAAGAATCTCTCCACCCGGTTGAGGGCTGCTGGCGCTCCATTCAGCGGCTGTTCCACGACGTAATTGAATAATAGTATGTTGATTTGTAGACATTTAAAATATCCTAAATATTATACAGATATAGGGTATGCTCGTATATAATATACACATACTAAACTACTAGTCTAGCTTTTTTCAATTCTGTCTTCTAAAGCTTCTAGTGTTTTGCCCAGGGTTGCTATTTGAACCTTTAATTCATTTAGCACATCAGTGTTACGCTGTAATGCATTAGCGAATGCGGATTGAATTTCTTTATTGCTATTCAATCTCTCCATTATAAACTGTTTTTCTTTTTCATAAGAGTTCTCACTCTTAATTAGATCGATAACATCATCTTTTGTTACCATTTTCCTACCAACGGCCACCCAAAATCCCATCATAGTAACTATGATTCCAATACTGGTGGTAGCAATGTTGCTCCACAAATGGATAACGTGGTCTGTCATATTTTAAAACCAGTGTGTTTTACTGAATCAGCCAGTTTTTTTGCTGTAATTAACAGTAGACGATCCCTTTTGAGTATTGAAAACTAAACTACCGGGAGTTTCTCTTGTAACATTTGCGGCGGCGTCTGCTTCAAACTCATCTGACTGAACCGTTGGGTATCCAAGTTCAAATTTTCCAGTATAAATATTGTATTTATTATCTCGGAATGCGGTACTAGACAATCTTGATCTAACGCCATCAACGCAAGTACCAGTATTGCAAACTTTTGACTTTTTAACCGACTGAATTAAAGTTGGTTCCGCAGCGCCAGTCAATAGATATGTATTTAGTATTGTATTTATAACGCCAGTAACTTTTTTACCAACTGGCCTCTGGGTATTTTTAGCAAATGTTCCAGCGGAAAGAGCCTTGTCTGTGTTAACGCCCTCTACGACGGTTGACGCAAATGCGATAACGTCGTCAGTGTTTGGTTGGAGTAGGTTAAAGTTATCGTTAGTTTTCGACCCAGCAGCCGCTCTGATCGTTCCGCCATTATTGTTAAGAGGGTCGCCTGCAACTATTTTGTATATCATGATTTAACCTATAATTAGTGTGTTATGTTTGTTAAACAGTATTGTATACACCAACTTTTACTTTTTATAGCTCGAATTAAATTGTATAAAATTCTTAATAGCAAAAATACTATTTGTTCTGAAACCACTAATACCGCTTTTTATTATTGTATCAAAATGATTATTATTCCATATATTTCCGCTAACAATAACATTTATATTTTTAGAATTTTGATGTAAAAATGCCCCAGCAATAATATTATCGGCTAAATTATCTATAAAATATCCACTCGAAGGAAAACAATACTGGATTCCAAAGTCATCAAATATTTCACAAACTTTTTTCAAACAATGGTGATCAAACTTTCTATATTCCAAGATGTATCTTATACAAATATTTTTTTCTAAACAAGAGTCTATTACGTTCTTAATATCTTCTCTAATTTTATCGTATTTCCTATTAGCTGCTAAATTTTGCTGTATAACAATATCGATACTATTAACCCCTGCTCTTATTGCTTGAGAAACAGCAAATTGTCTTGTCTTTGGATCCGATATACCCAATGGATAATCTACTAGACATGAAAAATTTATATTTCCATTAAAATCTTCTATGGGCTGTCTCACAGATCTTATTAAAAAGTATGGAACAGTGATGCTGTTGATGCACTGTGTATCAAGAACATCTTTTATTCTTGATTTGGCCTCGTGTTCTGTTATTTCGATATCATTGATGATAAAATCGATATACATATTATTTTTTCTTTAGCATATTTTTAATATAATCTATATTTGGATATTTTTTACTGCCCAGAATACCATCTGCAAAGTTATATTTCACAGCCTCTTCTGCGTCTAAAATCCAATCTCGTTTTGTTGCTAATTGTGTTACAATATGTTTTTTGACCATCATTCTTTTCCAATTTTTTTCTTTACATATAATACTATTCATACACTTTTCGGTAAATATATCTATCATTTTTTCACTTTCTTTTTCGCTCCATTGTACCATGCTCAGAGCAGCTTTATGTTCGTTATCAACGCTGATGGATCCATAGTGAACTAAAAAATTTGTGTTAGGACTGAGTATTCTGAGATCGGCAGCTTGCAATAAAACACTACTACTTGACTCTACTTTTGCATATGCAACCAGAGCAACTTTTGCTCTACTATTTTTTATATTGTCATATATTCCCAAACAATCTTGCCAATCGCCTCCCGGCAAATGCATATGAACCACTATTGGGTCTAAAGATAATAAATTCAGATATCGTAGATTTTTTTCAAATATAATTGCTGATCTATAATCAACTCCAGCTTCATCTTCTGTATCTAAGTAAGAATGAAGATATATTTCTCTATTCTGAACATCTATACCAAAATAATGTAAATCTGATAATTCAGCTATTGATCTTTGATTCTCGCAAATATCGGAATTTTTTTTATTTTTATTTAGTTTATTCATCATAAAAGATTGGTATATTAAAAAAACTATAAATAGATTCTTTTATATTATTCATTACGCCATGATCAGTAAAGCATTTACCTATTGCTATTCTAAATCTGTATCTAGTAAACACATCCAAAATTTCTATCCCGTCTATTTCCTCTAAACAATTTACAAGCTCTTGAGAAATATTAAAGTTTGTATGACCAATCCAAAAATTAAAAATTTTTCCACTAGCCGTATATTCATTATATGGTATTAATCCGAGCGGAGAAGCTATAACCTTTACCGGTTTTTTTAAGTGGTTTTTTAGCTGTTCGGACTGCTCATATATCTCATTGTCTTCATCTTCGTAATCATTCCACTTAACTTCATCAATATCTTCTCCAAATGGATCAACCCATTTTTCCCAAACTATCTTAGGTTCGAAAGAATTATTTGACATTATTTTGAAAATGAGTTGGTTTGACTAATGGTTTTAGAGATAATTTATTTATGTTATCTAATTCTTGCAGCCTTATTTCCTGTAAAAGATTATCGAGATTAAGAGTTAAATTATGCACAAACGCTTCTATATCGGGATCTTTTTTACTAAGATTTTGTAGTATGCTTCCTATGTTTTTTTGATAGGCTCCAAAATTCATATTAAGAATAAGTTCAGAATATTTCAAACATCCAATATCGGATAGATCTGCTATATTAATTCTAATTGTTGGTTCGTTATTTTTTGGATCAACAATAAAACATATGTAATTGGATTTCGAATAAGGAAATTCTTTTTGACATTCTTCTATTTTTCTGTATCCAAAATATTCAAAAAGTCTATTTATCACTTTAGTTTTCTCGTTACCTCAGCTATTAAATAGCTGTATGGAGTATATTCGTTATATTTAAATTCTATCCAATGCACCTTATCATGGTCTATGCTGTCCGTATAATTTGATACAAATCCATAGACGGTATTGAGTTCGTTTTCTTTAGTTTCTATATGTGACGAGTGCAAAGCTATTAGCTGAGGAGTTAATTCTATGTCACTAATAGCAACCAGTGTTTGCATATATGTTACTATATTGGTGTCTAAATCTTTTAGATTCTCATGATTTATATAGAATTTTGGTATATCAATTTGATCTGGTTTAGTTGATAGTATGTATTGTTTAATATTCTTTATGTCCGTGCCTATCATTACGCAATGGCAGCAGACAGAGAATTTGTCTTTTTTATTTTTTCCCATCAAATCATACCTCTTATTAATTCTAGGGCCTTGTTGAGTCCCTGTCTAACTGCTTCGCGTGTAATACCATATTTCTTACCAATTTTATCAAAGGTCAGGTTTTCAAAATAGTATAGTTTAATATAGTCCTTTTGCCTGTCAGATAAACAATCATTATTAATTAATGTTTGTACCAAATTCTTTAGTACGTGTTCTTTCTCACTGTTCTCAGCAACACAATCCGGGGACTCTGCTCTATTATCCGCTATGACGTTGTACATATCCGCGTTATCTGAACTATCCGAGTGATGATTCAATGAATATACGTTTTTTATTTTCTTGAGTTTTTTTGTATATTTTGTAGCATAACTTTGTATGGCCCATATAGCGCATTGATTTCTATAGGAATATTTGGTTTTTTTTGTTCCTTTTGTGTTTTGATAGTTTTCATCCCACCTCCAGTCAGCCATCATAATAGCGTTTGCAACATCTGATATTGCGTCCTCGTCGCTCAACATTTTTTTAGACAATCCACTATAAATACTATTGCTAAACTTGGATATGGCTTTTTTTGCTATTTTTAGATAGCTCTGTAAGCTGTCAAAACTGATATCATTAGCATTTTTGTATTTAATTTTTTGATTACCAACACCCTGAATCTTTAATAACATATATTATACCTCCTAGATAAAATAATCCTTGTAACAAATCGTTTTGCATCTTATAGTAATTAACTATTTATAAGATACTATCTACTTACTCTTCTCATCGTTTTTCCATCATTTGGACAAATAACATTAGTTTGATTTCTATTAAAAACCAATGTCAATCCACATTTAGAGCACTCGTACTCGTATTGGTTCTGTGAAACGTTTGTAATTTTTTGTTTCTGAATCTCATTTAATATTTCGGCAGATCTATTATTCTTATAATTATTCATGATAGTTTTATAGTTGAGATACGTATGAATTCACTAGTTGTGCTTGATCAATAGAGATTTCTCCGGTTTTTACCAGAGAGTCTATAGATATTTTACTATTAATGTGCCAAGCTAGTATTTGTGCAGATTTTTGATCTATTGTTAGTTCTGTCATCATATCTATTACAGAATATAATCTAGAGTCTGAGGACACAAAATCAATATTTACCAGCTCATATGTTATCCTAGGATTAGGAATAGGAGCGCCATAGTCAACGCAAAGAGTGTTGACCTGGATTGTTTTTTTACCATTACCTTTAATATGTATTTCGTTAGTAGATGCGAATCCGCCAGCAACCCTCTGTGGTTGTTGAATACCGCCATTATTGAAGCCAACACCATTGTTGAATGGTTGTATTCCGCCGTTGTTAAATCCAGCCCCAACAGCCTGAGCTAAAACGGGAACAGCGGCGAATGATCTTGGTAAACGTATCGAGACAGGTTTATCTGTGTTATTTTCAATAACAATATTTGCTTGTTTTTCATTCTGTGGAATAAATTTTACTTTTATTTGCTCATTAGTGGACAACAAATCAAAAGTCTCAGCGAAAGACATATCGCCAATGATGCATATCATTATAACAAATAATATTTTATATATCATATTTTATTCCTTAATTATTTTTGAGCTTTTTTCCACGCTTTTTTATCTGGTCTATCCTTTTCTCCGGGCCTTGCTGGTCTATAGTTTTTACCCATTTTTTGTTTTTTTTGTCTTATATTTTCCCAAAGCCCAGGCTTATCACTTTGACCAAAACTATTTGGCGTTGTAACTCCCGGATAATTTTTGTTGTAATAACTATAGTGAGGAAGATCCTTTATCTTTAATTTTTTTTTTCGACACCCTCGGTTTCGCTACCATCAGTATCGGTCTCTGAGGGGCCGAACATTACAAAATTATGAATTGTTATCATGTAATCCTCGGTAACAGCGATTTTACCTTGCAGCCAGCTCTCTGTCAAATTGTTTTTTACCGAAGGGTTGTCTAATGCTTTGAGTATATTATATGCGTGTGTCATGATCGACTTAATAGAACCAACACTCATTTCATAAAAGTCTTGTTTATATTCTTTCATTTCTTCTTCTGGCTCTTCTTCTTCCATTTCATCTTCTGATAACAAGCTCAGTCTATCCTCTTGGTATTCATTTTCTGGATAAATATCGGTTTTTTCGCTTTGCATCTTTTGTAATTTTTGCTTCATCATTTCTAGTTCTAATTGGTCTTCCATCTTTTCCTTTTGGCATTCTTCTGGAGAATCATCTGGTTCACATTCTGCTTTTGCTGTTTTAATTCCTAGTTTTTCTTTTGTTGCTTTTGGTAAAGCGGCAACAAACTCTGGCCCTTTTCTTTTAGCCATATCATACAATTTCTTTAAGAAAGCCTCATAGCTCATTTGTCCTTTCATTCTCCCAAAATTACTAATAGCATCCGGAATATCTGTTGGAGATACAATCGGAAAAGATCTCGTTTCTGGAAACAAAAAGTCGGTATCTTTAAGCTCACTTCTTTTTTTACCCTTATAGGTTTTTTGAGCGGCTTCTGTTTCTATACTTTGTTTGATACCATTTAATATATCATTATATCTTGTCATTGTATTAGTTTCCTGAGTTTTGGGTTTAGATTATCAAATATAAATTTACTAAAAATTATCGATGCTTTATTGTCTGTTGGATAGTGTACTCCCTGTAGTACTCTTGCTTTTGCTGTTTGTAGAACTATATTATCCAATTCTTTTTTTACAATTTGTGGATAGATATCTCTAAGTATATTAGCCACTAAACTACTATACACCGTATGTCCTGATGGGTAGGATGCGCTATGTATGGTGTCTGTTAAAATTATCTTTATATCTATATCGTACATATCGGCCAACTGTTTGGGTCTTGGCCTATTCCAATAGCTTTTTGTGTTTAATAGAACAGGCTTAACGATATCATAAAATGATTGTATATAATTTTGCGGATATTTTAGATTATATTGTTTTAATAAATTAATAAATGGTTGATGTATATCTTGATCTATGTTGTGAATAAGCTCAATATCTTTTTGGTTTCTGCTCGATGTTACTTTTGATATTAAATGAAGCTCTTTAATAGTATCTGAACTCGAGTTGTCTCGTGGAGCTTTAAGAATTTTTTTCCAATCAAAATCCACAAGATTAGACATGGGTTTTTCAACATATACTGTGTCGAATCCAAGACTATCTATTTTGCTTTTGAATAATATTCTACTTAGATTCATCTGAATATTACCACATTTTACAAGACCAGTATGCTGGTGTTGTTTTATCTTTTTGCTGATCACATTTGTGTCTGGCTCTGAAGCTTTTTCGTCTTTCTGGTATATATTTTTTGATTTTCATATTTGGATCACCAAAATTTACTTTTACAACATTTCCATTGTCGTTCATAACATACACACTAAATTTTTTGGGTCCGTCCGGTGTTCTAAAGGGTTTATTTAGAGACACCTTTCTGCCTTGATATTCTGCGCCAAGAGCTACGCCATTTTCATCATAAACTTGTTTTGTCTCGATTTCCCAAACAAATTCATCCCACTCGTCATCCCAAGAGCAATTTTTTGCAAATAGCTCATCATGGACTTCTTCTAAGATTTGAGATTTACCTTTTTGTCGTGTTTGACTCAGACATACAGCCACTCGTTGTTGTGTGTCTGGATAATCTTTTTTCATTGTTTCGTTGCTCATACAACGACTAACAAATTTTTGTTTATCTTCGTTTTTTTCTCTTTGTGGGATTGGCATAGTAGCTACCGTTTTTAGTTAATGTGTCATGAATAATTTTACTAGTATTAGACCAGCTATAAAGCTTAGCTGTTTCTAAGCCAGATTGATTTGTTCTAATGTTATCATAGTACACCATTCTCATGGCTTCAACAGTTTGCTCTAACTGTTTGTGGTCTAATTTAGCCCATTTTCCATTACCAAAAAACCATTTATTGTCATTAGCAACCTCTAGCTCATCTATATCTATCATAAAACTATTAGACTGGTTAAGATACTCCGTGTGCGCAGAATAGTTTGTGGCTATTATTGGTTTATCCATAGCCATACATTCCAGAATTTCGTTATTCCACCCCTCAGCCCTAGATAAAAATACTCCACAATCCCCATAAAAAATAAACTCTGCTAAATTATATTGAGTTGGAAATCTACTAAAAATTTTTATCTTATTTCTTAATTTATTATTTTCTGCTAATTTTAGCCATTCTGCTTCTTCTTGTTCGTTAAGAAACATATTGTGTGGAGCTAGCCATAACTCTACATTATCGTTCACATCAAAAGCTGTTTCAAATGCTTTTAGTAAAAAATCTTGACTTTTTCTTGTTTCCCACTTTCCTATATGAAAAAATACATAAGATCCGTTATCTATTTTGATTTTGGTTGGCGTTTTAAATATGTTCATGTCAACACCTAAAGGAGCCACCGTTATTGGGACAGTAACATTATTTGATATCATAATATTTTTTGACCATCTAGAAGCCGTAAAAACACCATCACAAGAATTAATATGATGTACGTCTTGTTCAGAGAGAGAATCTAATTCGAAGAATGGGAAACTATAAAAATGTCCACGACCAATTCTTAGCGCTAAATCATTTTGATGCCATATTTTTAAACATGGCGCTGTTGGGTCGAAGAGTTTGTTTTTTCTTATGGCCTCTAGAACGTTTGGTTTTTCTTCCTCGCTATTTAATTCTATATTTTGTCCAATTGGAAACAAACATATGTCTACTCCAATATCTGACAGACTCTTGAATATATTAAGCGATGTGACACCGTATCCGGTTTTACCTATTGGGCAATATATATTTATTCTTGATTTCATTTTATGTACCAAATATTGGATTTGTATTATTGTGTATTTTTGAAACTCTTCCAAACTGAGCGCACCTACTCATATTTTTAATAGTATCCGCCCCTATATAGCAACAGCACGATCTAACACCGCCGAGTAATTCCTGTATAATAGAGCTTACGCTCCCCTTATATTTTGTTGTAATTCTAGTTCCTTCCGACGCTCTGTAATCTTTTGTTGTGCCCTCAAAAATATTTTGAGAATGATGAGTACTCATGCCATAGTAAGTAAATTTTGTTTTACGTTTCTCTACATTCTCTCCACCTGGATCGAATGGTTGCCATCCACCACTTCGCATTTTATATTCATAATCCCAATCTCCTTTGCATTCTTCTGAACCAGCAAAATAACCACCAAGCATTACAAAATCAGATCCGGCACATAAAGCCTTACAAACATCGCCACTATTTTTGTGACCACCATCAGAACATATTAGCCCTAATTTTTTATCGCCATTAGATAACCCATGAGCTATATAAGCATTATCTATACAGCACGATAACTGTGGTACGCCGCACCCTGTTATAAACCTGGTTGTGCAAGCAGAGCCCCCGCCTATACCGCACTTAACTATGTCAACTCCACCATGAATAAGAAGCTCTTGCGTGGAGGATTTGTTTGTTACATTTCCTGCCATAATAATTGACTGCGGAAAATTCTCTCTAACTTTTCTGCAATATTTAAAAAAAACATCCATATGCCCGTTAGGTACATCTATGCATATATTTGGTTGAATATTAGTGATACTTTTAAACTGAATTAAATTATTTAGATCAGAATTTTTGTACCCAATAGATACCCAAGCGTAATTTACTTTATTTTCTTTATTATCAGAAGAGTAATAATTACATAAACTATCTATGTCATGATACTTATGCAAACAGGTTATCATTTTGTGATTTATAAGAGCATTACTCATTTCAAATGAAGCAAAACTCATATTAGAGCAAATTATAGGAACACCAGACCAAACTCTTGGACTGTGGTAAAATTTAAATGTTCTTTCTACTATAATTTCTGATCTACTGGTCAGCGTCGATCTCTGTGGGATAATTAAAACATCGTCAAAATCTAATTTTAATTCTGGTTCTATAATCATATTTATTTTTTATTATCTATTAAGTAAATACTTATCTATCTTTGAACATATCCAAGAAGTGTAATCAAATCCAATCTCGCTAATATAAACTTTGGATCCTAGTTCGAATGTGTTTTTATACTTAGACAAAATTGTTTTAATAGCATTATCATAGCTTTTTTGATCTACAATGAATTTAGATTGATTAATTTTTATATAATATTTTGGCATTGTTGTTTACTTAAAATTAAAAAAGTACCATCTATTATAGTAGGTAATATCTTTTGCAGAATTTATATTGGTTAAATAATGTTTAATTTCGTCCCAGCAAGAAAAAATCATCTGGTGAGGAATTGTACCAAACAACCAATCTGGGGCCTGTGACTTACCCTGTACCATGTGTATTATTATAGGTTTTTTTTGACGGTTTGCCCAAAAGATTTCTTCGTATGTGCCACATGGGTGAATATCCAGGTCTAGATTAACTATCAAGAAGTCACTAATGTCAACTAATCTTAGATCGACAGATCTTACAGTTCTCATTAACTGAGACAGCTCATCGTAATTTTCTTCCGACTTTAGTCTTAGCTTTATTTTATGAGTTTCTTCGTCTTCTACTCCTATGGATGTTGGTTTTTTGATTGGGTTAAAAACAATAATTCCAATTGATTCTAGAAATGGGGTTATATTGTCTCTCCATCCGTTTCCTCTGTCGGCAACTCTATCCATAGCACCAGCAAGATAAACTCTTTGATCTAGTAGTCTATTCATAATTATCGTCTCTTATATCATAAAAAAATAAATAGCTTATGAGATTTGGATAAGCTGGCTGAGAAAAAGATAAATTATTCAATCCCTGGAAAAACCCAATAAGCATAGCTATTGAAAATATAATAATCATAATTGTATCTGAGAGATAATGTGTCTCATTATTTTTGCTCTATCATTAAACATTGTTGCATGGAAAAATCTTAATTTATTTGGTATTCCTCTATAGTCATGCACATGGGGGTTCCACGAATAATCTAACTGTGTCCAAGGAATAGGGAATGTTTCTGGGAGCCGTATATTGTTGGACGATGTATCTATACCAAGTTTGTATAGCATAGCGTCTTGTTCCCAAAACCCGTCGCTTCTTGGTAAATTATCATGATTCCATAAGTCCGGAAACCAATCCATACATTTTTTATCCAAAACCCAAACCCCGCAATTTGGCACATATCCTATATTAGTTTTATGCACAACCATACCTACATGACTATCTTCGGCTAACTCTGCCATAATATCAATATCAAAATAGCACACAACAACATCGGCGTCAATCCATAAAATTCTATCATATTGTTCAAAAAGTCTGGATATAAGCTCTATTTTCCACCAAGAGTAGTGTCTTGTTTTAGTGTTATCGCTAAAAAAGTTTTCTGTAGGTATAAATAAATCATAATCTTGTTTTTGCGCATATTTTAGTAGGGTCGGCGAGCTAATACTGAGTAGTTCGGACTGGCTACCAAAACCAAAACTTGTTAAAACTTTTTTCATGATGATCTTAGTTTTGATTTATAATTGTAGATATAAACAGGAATTTGACCCCAAACGTCTTCGATTATGTTCTCTATAAATGACCAGTTTCCACCAGCTAAACCGCTACCAAACTTGGGCGCATGGATTTCAATCTGAGACTCAGAATCGAAATTAGATAAAATATATGTTTTGACATTTATCATACTTTTTACTAGAAAAGCGTAGTTGATTGGTCTTTTATTTTTTTGACCAATAATTCCATTTTGCGCTATCATATTGGCAAATATTAGTTTATGCTTACTACCATCGTCCTGCAAAACAGAAATAAATTGGGTGTGACCTGGATTTTTTTGTAAAAAAGTTTTTCCTAGCAATTCATAATTGTTTTTTACTATTGGATACATTTTATCTATAGCGCCAGTGAATCCACCACCAAAAACACCAATATTGTTGCAAACATGCGGTATGATTACGCTGCTGCCGTTGATTGCTGCTTTGACTCTTTGTTTTGAGCACTCGAAAATATCTCTATCGTTTAGTGTGATGATTCGATTGTGTTTGATAGCTGTCATGATTTAAGTTTTATTTTGTAAGAATAGGAGTGAGTTTTGATTTTCAGTACTACCATTTATCTATTGGGCACTTTTGATCTTTCCATGCTAATTTGTTTAAAAATTTTTTTCTATTACTAATATTACATCCGCATTGTAAACATATAGATTGCTTAGTATCTAAAAAATCACATCTATTACAAATAGAAAATCTATAATTTATTTCATCCTGAGTAGACTTTGGAAATCCTGCCCAAATATGCCACCATAAACTTTTTATAAAAACAAATAATCTAGTCATTTTTGGGCGTCGGTTTTACAGCTACAACATTATTGTCTTTATCCAGAGTATATACCGGACATAGCTCAACAACCGTCTTATCGTCTAACCATCTTGGAAATCCAGTTAACATAGAATAGCACAATTTTTTATTTGTTGATTTGTAATCTGATGTCAATATAAAAACATTTTCTTCTAATAAAAACGTATCTCCATGAGATAATTCTTCTAAATATTTCATTTACTAATTATCCATTTGTTCTGGATCTTCCCAGTCTTCCCATAATTCTTCGGACTTTATTTCCTCAATTTTTTTCTTTAACTGTTTTTTAGACTTAGACACAAATTTTTGTTCTTCAGAAATTTCGTATTTCTTATTTTTCGTGAAGTTAAACTTTTGTCTTCTTGCGTCTTTTCTGTTGTTGTCGAAATTGTTCATTGTTGTAAAATGTAGGATAACTAACTAATTATACTATGTGGATCCAAAACGGTCAAGCTGTTGTCATATAGGATTTATTATCCCGTACCCTTCAAATTTCTTAACGCCACAATATTTTTTATCTGTTAAACTAATAGCATTTTTTTTGAATAAATCTATATAATCTATATATGTTTTCAATTTGTAGTTAAGTTTTTGTTTTCTAAAATAACTAAGAGCAAGACAGGCGCAGCCAACAGCGAATGGATTGCTCATACTGGTTCCACTCATAATAGCATACTTATTTCCGGGTACACAACCAAGTATTTCGTGTCCTGGGGCTAAAAAATCTAGACTATCACCACTACAGGTAAAATCTGTTCTTTGCATATTTTGATCGATAGATCCAATAGATATTGTATTCTCATACTTGGCTGGAAACATTATATCTGTTTCTTCTCCGCTATTACCAGCAGCGCAAAAAACTACAGATCCTTTTTTATTAGCGTAGGATATTACTTTTAGTAATTTGTCATTGTTTTCGACTGAACCAAGACTCATGGTGATAAAATCACAACCAATATTTGCTGACCACTCAACCGCTTCAATGATATGTTTCATATGGCCATAACCACTATCATTTAGCGCTTTAACAGGAATAATTTTTGTTTTTGGCGAAACTCCAACCATTCCTTTTCCGTTTTTTGTCGCAGCTATTGTGGATGCGACGTGCGTTCCGTGTCCACAAACATCTATTGGGTCTTTATTTTTTTCTACAAAATTTTTGCCATTTAATATATTTGATTTAAGGTCTTCATGATATATATCTACGCCAGTATCTATAACAGCAACAACGGTGTCTTCCCCCATAGATTTTGACCATCTCTCTGGTATGTTGAATTTAGTAATTTCCCATCCATAAAATTCTGGATCAGACACACTCAACCCATAAATATCTTCTCTTGTGTATGGGAGCAAACCTATATTAGATTTCATTTTTTAAACACCTTAATAAGGATCCATCTTTACATCCATGAAAAATAGCGATGTCGTTGTTTATTTCGATTTGTCTAACAGTATTAGATTTATAGCACTCGTAGTTTGTTTTTGTAATTTTGTTAAATTTTGAAGAACCCCACAAATTTTGCATGTGTCGCGATTGCTTGCTGTCGTTTAGCACATGCTTGGATATGCACAGGCCAAACGGTCCACTATAATAGTCATCGATATTGGATTGATTAAAATCTATGTGAACAATATCACCAATATACTCAATAAAATTTGCTGGATATATTGCTCCGCCAACAAGTGTGGTTGTTCCGTACTTCGGTTGATAATATGGATTTATTGTAGCTATGTTTCCTAAAAATTTATGATTTTCAGAAAAATATTCTTTTCTTATTAATTCATACCAGCCAGGTTTTATAATTGTATTATCTGACTCCATAAAATAAAATGGTCTATCATTATTGATAAATAATAAATATCTCATTACATTTGTAAATGTATTGCTAACAGACATCGACCAGGGTAGTTGTTTTGGCTCCTCACAATATATCAAAGCAACCGATTTAAATAATTTGTCTAATTTAGTTTTTATATTATTAATTTTTTTAATATCAATATTCTTATCAATAACTTTAAAAACTAGTAAAACATCAGTATTTATATAATCGTCTAGTGATGCAATATTATCTATCAGCTGTTCGCAAAGGTCTATATCCAAATAACAGACTGGCAATACGATAAGAATGTCATGATTCATAGAACTTTTGCCGCTATCAAACAACCTTTACTCACAGCATGGAGAGGATCATTGGCGTGTCTAACTTCTTTTATTGGTAATGGAAAATTGTTTTCTACTAATTTATTTCTAAACATTTCGACATAACCTTTAGCCAAAGATGTTCCACCAGCTATTACTACGGTTAATGGATCTTTAAATTTTGGTAGTAGTGGATGCCCGTCTAGCGCAACGCTTATATTTTTTGTGACATAATCAATTAGTCTAACATAATAAGCAGACATGGCATTTAGTACTGGGTTGTCATGTGGTTCTCCAATAGTAAAGTCACCATTCTCTTTTTCTGCTTGAACAACACTATCTTTTTCTCCTGTAGCAACTGCGACCATTCTATCTAGCCAATCTCCTGAGTGGGTAACAGATAACATTACTGTCGGTTCTCCATTCAACATAACGCATATATTTTGCATACCGCTGCCACAGCTTATACTTAATCCAGTGTAATCATCATTACCCAATTCAGCGTAACACAGAGCTTCTGCCTCATTTATTGCTTTGGGATCATATCCAATATCAGAAAGTATGCTGGTAACAACATCTTCATGGTATCCGACATCAAAATCTTCATCTTGAATATCTACTGGCTGCGCTGGTACACAAAATACTATTTTTTCTCCAGCGTGGTCTGGTTTTCCAGAAACCTCTTGAAGAATAAAAGCTAAAATTTTTCTACTATCTTTTTCTTTAGGAGATACGACGCCTTTTCTCATTGGCCTTCTGGCGTTATCGTTTCTCTCTATTGCTTTTTCAATAGCGTCTTGGCCCAAAAGTATAAAAGATCCATCAGTATCCTTTATAAATGTTTTTCCGTTTAATCCTTTTTCTATCATTTTAGTTGCTACAGGAGTGGTTGGTTTTATAACGTAAAATGCATCCCTAAAATCCTTATAGATTATTTTACCGCTAGTGTTATCTTCTGATGATAAAACTATATAACTAGTACCCACATCTAAGCCTTTGCTCATATTTAACCTTTCATCTTTTTGAGTTTATCAATCGATCCAGATATATTTTCTGACGATTGCGTTGTTTTGCCAAGACTATCATACTTTTTTTCTAGTTTTGTTGTGTCAAGACTAACAACAAATTTTGAATCATCTATAATAATATTTTGAGGTTCATTGACGCGCAAACTATTACTTTTTGGATTGGTGTCTTTATGAGAACCAAATTTTACAACATTGGAGTGGATTGTTTTATCAGAGTGAATAGTTTTGCACAAGATGTAGCCTATAATAATAGAATTTATGCACAGTATGATGAGCACGGCTACTATAGTGTGATTAATCATATTTGGTGTATCTTTCATTAGGGCTTATTCATTTTAATATACACAACTATTCTGGTATTAATACATATTCGTGGATTATATTAATATATGAATTATTATTTAATAGCAAATAATCCAGATATAAAATTGAATACGTTTAATAAAATTCCACATATTGCGGCAACAGATATTGTTGTTACTTTTAATCATTGCTTGCCAATGAATTCTTTAGATATAAATGAATATAGTCTATATCATTTTTCTAGAAGAAGTTTTAATAGAAAGATTCCATATAGTGGTTTACATATTATAGATAAAATTAAAGATAAATTTGAAAAGATTTTTTTATACCCACATCCTGACTCTATTCGCCAACAACAAAAAAAAACTGTTCACGACTACATAAAAAACCACACATCTTTTTCTTTAGACGAAATTAGTCACATGCCGGGATTTGGGCAGAATAAGTTAACTGTAGAAACAAGAAAATTTTTGTCCCAAAGACATAACAAAATTTCAAATATGAGTATGGGACTAATAGGATATTTATTTTTGAAACAAAATAAATCACCAGAAGACACAATATATTTGATTGGATTTACACATAAAATGAATAAAAATAAACATAATGCTGAGGGAGAGCGTGATTTTTTTGCTAAAGAACAAGGGGATGGATTATGTCACATAATAAACTAAATAAAATAAACATAATAGCTGAAATAGGCATCAATCATAATGGCAGCATGGAGATATGCAAAGAGTTGATTTCTTTGGCAAAAATTGCTGGTTGTCAGTATGTAAAAATTCAAAAAAGAAATCCGGATCTTTGTGTTCCAGAAGATCAAAAAAATAAAATTCGTTCAACACCTTGGGGCGATATGACATATCTTGATTATAAAAAAAAGATAGAATTTAATAGTAAACAAATAGCTGAATTGATAGATTATTCTAATAATATCGGAATAATTTTTTTTGCTAGTGTGTGGGATACCGATAGTGTTGATGTGATGAAAGAATATAATTCTATCACAAAAATACCATCAGCATTAATAACAGATTTAGATCTGTGTAAATATGCTCGTAAAAGTTTTTCTAAATTAATTATAAGTACTGGGATGAGTACTGAGCAAGAAATAGAGAAATGTGTACGCGCCTGCGACCCAGACATAATTATGCATACTAATAGTACTTATCCTTGTCCTGTTGACGAATTAAATTTAAATTATATTAAATGGTTAAAACAAAAATATGTCGGTAAAGAAGTTGGCTACAGTGGACACGAATATGGACTAGTAACAACATTCGCTTCTGTTTTGTTGGGGGCTACCTGGATAGAAAGACACATTACTCTGGATCATACTATGTGGGGTAGCGATCATACGAGCAGTCTGGAACCGTCTGGTTTATTAAAATTAGTAAAAGGCGTAAGAGATATTGAGCAGGGTTTGTCGCTACCGATAGGTCCCAGACACTTGCTTAAAGGAGAACAGTTAAAAAGAAATAGTCTAAGAAAGTAGCTATTGCTTATGAAGAAATTAAGATCGTTTTGGGAAAAATGCGATAAAACTTTTGCTCACATAACCGCCGATAAATGGTTGGTTAGTGTTGATAATTTGTTGAGTAGCTTTGCTCATAATTTTACTCATTTTAACCCAACAAATAAAGTTATAGTTGATTATGGAATCGGCGCTGGATACTTGGGGATGTATTTATTTAATAATTTTTTAATTAAAAAATATATAGGAATAGATATAGCTCAGAGATCACTGGATGCGGCTAGCAACAATTTGTCTTTGTTCAAGGATAAAACAGAATTTTTTTTGGTTCCTGTAGACTTTTCTAGTCTTAATGCTGATATGTTTTGTTCTTTTGCCGTTATTCAACACTTTCCAGATCAAAAATATTTAGACAGCTTTTTGACTAATTTAAATAATAGTAAAATTTCAGAACTAATACTTCAAATACGTCACTGTGATCGAAATAAATTTTCTAAAAAATATAGATCCCAAAAAGATGCTCAGTTTGCTTGTTATACTAACAATAATTATATTAGTAGCATTTTACTTAATTATCAAATAATATCTGTTAGCGATATTGATAAAATATCAAATTATTGTACTTTACATTATAAATTATTATGAAAGGAAGATCGCATGAGTTTAGACAAAACAAAAGGTAGATTGGATCTAACAGCTGGCGAGATGAGAACAATAGCTTGTTTCGCTATGTCGTTGCAAAGGAAAAAACAGTCAAGATATTTGGAAGTAGGAATATACGGCGGGGGAACTATCAAATTTGTTAAAGATCATGCCAAGGGTATTGATTGTACAGGGATAGATTTGTTTGAGGATTTTCATAAGAATCAAAATAATACTCATATCGGAAATACTTTTAGTAAAGAAATGGTTCAAGATTTTCTTGGATCAGACGTTAGACTTATTAAAGGAGATAGTTCATTAGTTTTATCTGATTTACATAAAAATAATGAAAAATTTGATTTAATTTTTATAGATGGTAATCATAAATACGAAGCTGTTAAAAAAGACTACGAACAAGCTTTACTAGTTCTAGATGAATCGGGATTTATAGCTTTTCATAACTGTTCAACACACGGCAAGCCAGACTGGGACCTATACAACAAAATTGATGGTGGGCCTTGGTTACTAACTACAGAAATTAAAATGAGAAAAGACATGGTTCTTGTCGCAGATGTTGACAGGGTGTGTGTTTTTGGGAAAGTAAAGAATTAAAACCTATAATAAGAACCAATAAATAAGTAAACTAACTATGTATAGACTAGCGATATTATTTTTTGGTAAACATTATTGTAAACAATATTACAATCCTGTTAATGAAATATATGTCGATATTGATTATAGACACTCTATAGATAATTATAATATCTATATATATGATTATTTTAAAAATATATTTAAGATAATTGATACATATTTATGCACCGATGATAGCTCTATTGTTGACGAGTTGGTTTCGGACTACCGACCAAAAGGAGTTGTAATTGTAAACGATGGTTCCTCTCATCGCAATCAAAAAATTGTGTCTGTGATAGATTTATGTCTAAATTCTAATATCAATTATGATATTGTTATTATTACTAGATTTGACTTATTGTTTAAAGTTAAATTTGATACTATTGTAATAGATTACTCCACCATTAATATTGTATCTCAGTTGGAGGGAGCTGCGATTGATGATAATTTATATATTTTACCATTTAATAAATTAAAAGTATTACAAAATATTATTTTACATAATAAACGTAGTAATTTGCATTGGATCAAAAATGCATTAATGCATAATTTTAGAAAAATTAATTACTTGTATAATGAGCCTGGTAAAATTGTTAAAAATTTAAATTTTTATACTATAGTCAGATCAGAATCAAACGGAGACAGAACTTGAATTATATAAATACATTCATAACAGTTGGCGGAATTGGATCCAGACTTAAATCTATTTCATTAGAGGAAAAATATAATTTATATTATATAAATAAAAAAATTATTGATCATATTATGTGTATTGTTCCGGAAGCCAGGATTATTGGATATGAAAAAACAAAGAATAGATTAGAAACATTAAAACAGATACCAGATTGTAATCGAACTAATGTTCTTATAATAGATTGCGATATTATTCCATTTGGTCTTAATTTGAAAGACATTGATGTATCAACAGATTGTGTATATGTATTTAGTTCTGATAAGCAAAAGTATAGTTCTGTTATTTTGGATAAAAATATAGTAGTATCTTGTGATGAAAAAAATAACATATCTAATATAAAATGTAGTGGTGTTTATTTTTGTAAAAATCTCGAATTGACTATGCAAAATATGTTAGATCCTAATAGTATAATTTCTGGCATGAATTATCCAAAGGCCATCTTTGAAAATTCATTTAAAAGATTCGGAGATGTTGATGATTATTATGAGGCTATAGGACTATGATTATTATATGTGTTGATTTTGATGGGACTTTGTGTCTAGGAAATAAGAGCCATATAACTTTGGGAGAACCAAACAGAATATTAATAGAAAGATTAAAAGAAATAAAACAAAATATAAATGCATACATTAAAATCGTTACTGCTAGAGGATCAAAAAATAAATTATCAGAAAAAGAAAAAATAGCTAAATATAAAGTATTGATTGAAAATTTTTGTGCTCAATACGATGTGCCATACGACGAAATTTCATTTAATAAAGAATATGCAGATTTATACATAGATGATATGACAATAAATCCAAATGATTATTTTACTGGATTTATAAGTAATTTTACAAAAAATCATATCGTTACAACAGACGCATCTGTGATTAAAATTGCGCCAACATCTATTTTTGAGAATCAGTGGTATAGTATAGCTTCCATGTACTTTAATACTCCTAAAGTTTTGTTTTGCAATGACTCAACACTGATAACCGAAAAAATTCAAAAAACAGCGGAGGCTTCAATAGAACAATGTATAGATTTGCTATATAAATTTAAGAATTTATCAATAAAGAATTTTGAATATAAAACATATATTAATAATATTAAAATAATAGATGGATCATCAAAAAAAACTTTAGCTATAATAGGCGATCTAGCGCAACAACCAATCGAACCAACGTTTTTTCATGGTGACTTTACAAGAAATAATATAATTGTCAATAATAAAAATATTTATCTGATAGATTCAAACTATAAATATATTTTTGGAAACTACATAATTGATGCTGCTAAATTATATTTTTCTATTGTTGCTTATGAAAAGAATATACAAGAAGCTAATCTATTGGTTAATGAATTCGGAAAAGAAGTTATGAAGTATGCTGTGTCCGAGGGTTTAAGGGTGTGTAAGTATAATCCTAACTATATTAGTATAGTAAATAATATTGCTGAAATGTTATGAGTACATTGAATTTTATTATTAGAGGATTTCTATATAAAGAAAACTGGCGGCCACTTTCTACTAGGAATAAGAAGGGATCATATACTATTAATTTTATAAAATGTCATAAAGGATACTCTATACTATTTAATCGATTGGCAGAAAAATTTAATGCAAAATTATATTTTAGTACCTACTCATCAACCCCGGACTTCATGTTAAACTATATTCGTAATAATTTCTCCTCTGCAAGTATTTCTTTTTCGGATGAGGCTAGGTCTAGTCAATTTACTACGTCAATTAATATTTTGAATAAAATAAAAAATGATAATAAAATAAGTGACTATACTATAGTAATTCGTTCAGATTTAATATTAACAGAAAATTTTATTAATTTAATATTGTCTTCAAATTTTGATAATGATCGTTTAAGTATTTTGTGTAAAGAAGCGAATAGTAGAGATAGGTCTGTTGATATTATACATATTGTACCTAAAATGAAATACGATGAATTTTTAAAATTTATATCTAGGCAGCCGAGGGATGCTCATAGAATTCATAAACATATTTTAACAAAATCTATCATAACTCAACATAACTGTGTTGCTGTAAAACAATGTGGAGAATTTTTTAAAATATATGATGAAACATAATTAGCGCAATAATAAAATGAATAAAAAATTAATTATAGTAGGTAGTGGTCAAACCGTTTTAGATAATAAAGTTGGTGATACTATAGATGCTTTTGATATCGTTGTTAGATTCAATGGATACCAAAACGGTCTTGGTATATATGATGAGTATGCTGGAACAAAAACAGATATTATTTTCTCTAACAACACCAAAGCTAGCGTGTCTCATTTTCAAAAATATCCTAAAATATATAATGATACAACTAAATTTATTGTGAAAAGAACAAGAAAAAATAAACCAGTACACCAAGTTTTACTGTCCAATAACCACAATATTGATAATATCATATATTATAAAAAAATTTATAGACAAGCATCAAAAGAAAATAAAATAATAACTATGCCGAATAGGATACAAAATCCAACACTAGGACTAATGGCTATTTTTTACTGTTTAAATAAATACAAAGATTACAAAATATTTATATACGGATTTGATAGAATTGTTAAAAAAATAAAAAATAGAAGATATATGCCACATTATTATTCTAAAGCTAAAAATTTTAATACAAAACATGCTGTAAGAATTGAAACAGATATTATTAGAAAATTAATACACAATGATTTTATTACCAGACTTATATAAAGATAAAAAAATTTGTTTAATTGGAAACGGATCATCGTTAGAGAGTAAAAATATAGATTTTAACAAATATGATGTTACTGTTGGTATAAATAGAATTTATCAAACTAATTATATAAATAGCATTAATGTATTATATACATCTTTAAGTCGGGTTGACTGGCATAATGTCTACGGGATGGTAAATAAATTAAAATTGACACCAATATTTCAGCTACTAATCGCATGTCCTTGGTCAAAAACAAGAACTAAAAATATAGAATATATTGTGCAACAACAGGGCTTTTGTGATACAAAAAAATTTATATATTGTAGAAATATAGTGAGAGGTGTGAAAATCAACAAAAGACCGCTTACGGGTGTTGCTGCTCTTAATCACATTATGTTATCTGATGCTGAGTCTGTTGATGTTTATGGTTTTGATTTTTACACAAAAAACTATGTAAATAATTTACAAAAATATAATCATAGTGCGCTGCATGATATATCATCTAATAAAGAGTTTTTTATAAATTTACAACAAAAATATTTAGATAAAATTATATGGCATAAGGATTGACAATTATGATTACAGCATTCATACCATTAAGAGGTGGTTCAAAGTCAATACCTCTTAAAAATATAAAAGTAATTTGTGGAAAACCGTTAGCTCAATGGGTTATAGACGCAGCAAATAATTGTAATAAAATAGATAGAGTTGTAGTTTCGACTGACTCTGAGAGAATATCAGACACCGTAAAAAAATGTGAAATATTTTGGAGATCCGACACAACCGCTACCGATATTGCTTCATCAGAATTAGCGCTAATAGAATTTTGTAAATCCAATATTGTTAATCCAGAAGATATTATTATTTTTATTCAAGCAACATCTCCTATGCTAACGGCATTAGAAATAAGTAGCGGCATAGACCTCATAGAGAGTGGTAACTTTGACTCTGTTTTAAGTGTTGTTAGGCAAAAAAGATTCCTTTGGGATAAGTCTGGGGTTCCTTCTTATAACATAAATCAACGACCACGACGCCAAGACTGGGAAGGATATTTTGTGGAGAACGGAGCTTTTTACATTAGTAGGGTGCGCGACATATTGAGTTCTCAATGCAGAATATCTGGTAAAATTGGCATCGTAGAATGCTCGGAAGAAAGTTTCTATGAAATAGATGAACCAAGTGACTGGATAATTGTAGAGCATTTACTAAAATTAAGGTTAAATAATGATTATATTTATTGACATAGATAATACAATTTGTTATAATCTTGATCAAGACTATTCCAAAGCTACTCCTATAAAAGATAATATAAAAATTGCAAATTCATTATTTGATAAAGGAAATACCATCGTATATTGGACAGCTCGTGGCTCTGGAACAGGTATAGACTGGCGGGATATAACCATATCTCAATTTGATGAGTGGGGCGTAAAATACCATGAGCTTAGATTTGGAAAGCCTATTTATGATATATTTATAGACGACAAAGCAATTTCTAGTTTAACGGATATAATCAATGATAGTATCTAATAATATTTATCTCAATAAAAAAGTTTGTTTATTGGGTAACGGTCCATCAATTAAAAATTATGATATACAATATCAATCATATGATTTAGTTGTAGGTATAAATAGAATATATAAAACATACTTAAAAGATAAAATACATATTTTATATTACAACTTAAGTACATGCGACTGGGAAGATTTGTCTAAACTACTACTTTTCTTGTCAAATAAAATAGATTTTAAATTAATTGTGTTTAATCCTTGGTATTTAAGCGTAGAAAAAAAACAATATTTATATGATATGTTAAAATTTTATAATTTAAAAAATAAATTTATATATTCATCAAATATAGTTAGATCTTTAAGACTAGGGAATAAAACTTCGAAAGCGACGAGACCTCTTTCTGGAAATGCGGCTTTAAATCATATTATTAGATCCAAAGCTAGTAGTGTGGATATTTATGGTTTTGATTTTTACAATGATTCGAACAATAAGTATTTTGATGATCTAAAGTTTTTTAACCATAATAGATACCATGATATTCCACAAAATAAAGATTGGCTTGAGCGAACTGTGGCGGATCACAGGTTTATTACTTGGTATAAGTAATTATTTGTAAGGTCTATTTAATATTTTATTATAAAACATCGCACAGTCTTGTACAACATTTTCATTCCAACTTTTATAATGCATTAAATGACCAAACAGTAGATGACAGGGATCATCGCATAGTGTGATTAGATTGTCTGGATCCAGTTCTTTGTCAGAGTCTACATGAACTGGAATTATATGATGGACTTCCACTTTGCTGGATCGTCCACAAGCAGCACACTTTGGAAATTTTGATAGATATTGTTTTCTTAATTTTGTCCAACCAGATGATCGTGTTCCAAATAATTCTATGCCAAAAAATTTCATTGATTTAGCCAATCAGTATATGTTTTTTTATCTTTAAATCCTTTTAATCTTTTTACAATTTTACCTTTGCTATCTATTAGTAAAGAATCTGGAATAAGAGAAACTCCATATTTTTTAACTAATGATTTGTTATTATTATAGTCAACAAAACAAATAATTAAATCTTCCGTTACTGGCATATTATTTTTTAGAAGATCACAAAATCTACAATCAGCAGAAGAAAAAATTACCAATATTGGTAAATCTATTTCTTTCGATAAAGCAGTCGCATCTGCGTAGTTATTTGCCACGATAGACGGGGCGGCATAGACATAGTTTGTTATTAAAAGTATTATTGCTACAATAAGATTTTTTATCATTTTATTTTTCATTGATAGTCTGACCATATGCTGATTGTGGTTTTATTTTATAACTTATTACCAAGAATTTATTTTCATTTTAATATCTGGATTAGTCTTGATTATTTTAAATTTAGAATAATTTTTTTTCCATAAATGTACAGACAGTGTTGCTTCTCCGTGGTGGGGAGCATAATCGATATTATCTGCAAATTTTGTATATACGCTACTATAATAGTCCATAGCTTCCGAACTACCGTATGCGAACTGATCATTTGGCATATATGAAATACCTTTATGATTTAGTTCTTTTTTCATTTGTTGGTTGAAGGGTCTGTCTATATTTTCATTTGGCGCAAGATATATTGTGTTGTTTTCTATGGCGTCTTTTACTGTGTCTCCGAAATTTGCGTCCTCAAAGCATAGATCCATTCTGCATCTAATAACTAGATCATAAGTAAAATTAGCGAATGTTTCATATTGTTTTTTTAAAGAATTACTCATATATATGCTATAATACATCATCAATCCATTAAACCAATATTTTGCGTTCTGAGTTTTTGAGCTACTTATTTTATCTAAAAAAAACTTATGATCAGGATATTCGATAAGACAAAATTTAGGATCATAATACTCTAATAAATTTTGAGCATGAGTTCTGTTTTCTGGTATTAGATGCGTTTGAAAATCTAATATGTTGTATTCTTTACAATGACACGGAAGAAGTTTCGAAGTACCTCTGTAAGACCATGTGTGAATAAAAATATCTGGGTTTAATACTGATAGTATATATTTTTTCTGGCTATCAAAACATTTTTGAAAATTTCTAGTTTGTCCAGATAAACAGAGTGCGACTTTCATTTTTTATCTAGAGATATTTGATGATCAGAAAATTTATTTCCATAAATATCTTCGCCACGCCAATACCTCTTGCCATTATGGTTTGGTTTACTTTTATCATACTCCGATCTTTCCTTGGCAAAATCTATCATGCACTGCATTTCCTCTGATATTTCTTTTTCATTAAAAATTTGTTTGCTATCTACTATTTCAAATTTATCAATAAAATGTCTTGGATACGGTATAAAGCATCCTATATAATCTCCAGTTTTTACAGTAACTTTATAATTTGGTCTAGTTAATTTTAGATTATATGTGAAATCCCTTCGTAGATTATCAGTTTCCACAACACCAGTCATGTGATATAATCCGTCAATAAAATAATTTGGTGGATTGATCGTAATCAGGTTAATTCCTGGCGGAGTTCTCAACGAGAATGCTGTCTGAACAGTAACAACACCCATACCGAAATGGGAATTTATATTTTGTAGATTATGATTTTTTGTATAAGTATCTTGGTCACTAAGAATTTTTACTTTCACATCATCTACTGAATCTCCACCGTTCCACTCTACCTCAAAATCGTAAATAGACTTAACAACAAAACCATATTGGTTACCAATAACTAAAGGAAGACAATGATAAGCATGATTGGTGAACCAATCTCTAGAGTTTTTATATTTAAGAGAACAAAAAATCTTATTTATATTATCTTCAGATTGCCAAAATGGATTATAGGCTATGGCTGCGATAGTCTCGTTTGGAACAGTTATCATATTTTACCTAAAACTCTTCCTTTTTGGGTTCTAACAACAAATTCTTTTCTAACTAGATATGGTTCTATGCTATTTTCTATTGTTTCAATTGCTATTCCGGTTAACGAAGATATTGACTTAAGACCTAGTGGATTTCCTTTATTATTTTTAAGAATATCCAAATACATTCTATCATATAGATCCAAACCTAGACTATCTATTCCCTGAACATTAAAAATATCATCAACAGAATAAGATCCTTTTGGATGACAAGAAATATAATTACTATACCATTGTAGTCTAGCGTTCAATATTCTTGGAGTCCCCTTGCTCCTTTTTGCTATTTCTAAAAGGTCTGAATCCGCTATGACTAATCCTAATTTAGTGGCATTCAATCCGGCTAGTTTGGCTAGTTCATTATCTGAGTAGAACGATAAATGTTCCTTAATTTGAAAACGATCATAGAACGGTTGACTAAGACTACCTCCACTCGTTGTTGCTCCAACAAGGGTAAACATTGGTATATCTATTTCTTCTGGTTCTTTATCAAGAATAATATTTATCTTAAAATCCTCCATTACTGGATAAAGAAATTCTTCTACTAATTTAGAGAGCCTGTGTATTTCATCTATAAAAAATACCGCTCTGTGCGTCATTCTTAATAGATACGGGATAATATTTTTTACACTCCTTAGATTAGCGGCGTTAACCGTATAAAGATTAACCTCCATTTCGTTCGCTATTGCCCCAGCAATAGTTGTTTTACCAAGTCCGGGAGGGCCGTCTATTAAAACATGCGGTAAAACTCCGTTGGTTTTTTTACATGCTACTGTGGATATTCTTAGCCTGTCAACAACGTTTTTCTGTCCTATAATTTCTTCGAAAGATATCGGCCTCTTTAGACTATTCATCATATTCCTCCAATTTTTGCATAATTTGTCTTACCAAGCATACTGGATCGTTTATTTGCAGTTTTTTATAAGCATTTTGCGCAATTTTTTTTGATTCTTGTTCTGTAAATCCATATTCTACTAATAGTTTGACACACTTATTATTTAGTTGCTCTGGCATACTGGGAATATTAGTTGAGATAGTTAATATATCAGAATTGTCTGCATTGTTATTCTCTAGTTTTTGTGAGTCAGATTGTTTTGGTAAATCTTTTTTTGTACTATCGTCTTCTGCGTATACAATATTTATTATTGATATTTGTTTCGGCTTAAATACCGTTCCGCAGTCGCAGACTATCTTAAAATTTTTTGTTTGAGCTTCTTTTAGTGAAAGCCAATGATAGTAACCGCACTCTGGTTTTGGGCATCTATACTTGAAGTTTACATCAGACTCAATCGGTTTCAGGTTTTTCTTTTTCAATATTTGATTCATTTTCTTTTACCCAAAAAACAAAGTCGTTTGCTTCACTATCAAATGCTGTTTCGACCAAACCTTTTTGGACTAAATTACTTATAATATTACTAACCATTCTTTCATTCAATTTAGCTATAATGTCTGCAAAAATTTGATCATTGAGAACATACCTAGTTTTATTTGTTCGTTTATTTTTTTCTTTTCTAAGATTTTCTATTATTATTACCAGTGATTCCTGCTGAGAAAGTATTTTATCTAATTCCTCTTGATCTTTTTCTTCTAGACTATCTATAAGAATATTGTAGTTGTCATTATTTTCCCATGACCCAAAGTTGGCATAGACTATTGATCTAGCTTTAAGGGCAAATTCATCTATATTTGGAACAACAAACCACTCTGATTTTGACATAAAAATCCCTAATTTAAGATTTCAAATAATCCTTTATAATATTTTGGTTGTTGCAAAAAGTGTGCGGCGTTTGATTGAAGATGAAATTTGTACTCTACATCAAATGGGTTGTAAGCAAAATATTTGCTTTTCCAAACCGGCTCCTTGTAGTAATTGGATCCCAAATACTGTGGAGTATTTTTTCCAGCAGTATTGGGATTCCAACTATTCACAGGAAACACATACGATGGAAATCCAGGTATATTAGTGATTTTATAATCATTGATCTCTGGATTTTGAATCATATCATTAATCATTTTAGTGATCCAGTCTGATAAAGGAGTATTTTGATCTAAATTGAATGTAAAATAGAACTTATATGGATCGTATTGATCGTTATTGTCATAATCATAATGATCATCATCATATCCATCATCCTCATCATATGGATCATGCACATTTCACCCCACACAAAATTGATCACCAAGTTGAGCAGCAAGGTCTTTTGCCGCACTACTCAGGAATCGGTTGTTGCTGAAATACAACGCTGTGGACGCTTGATTGAGGTACTCCACGACCGTTTTTAAAAGTTTGGTCTGCTGGTGGGTCAGGTTTAAACAGCCCTTCCCGTCGCATGAAACTGGCTCAACCGGCTGCGGTTCTCCGTAAGCCTTATTTCGGCCAACATACTCATCGTCCAGAGTATCCTCATCATCATTGTTATAAACATTCTTGACTGAAGAACAGGCGTTATTCATTGGCATATCAAGAACTTGATTAGTAAACTTATTTCTACCAGAATTTGTTAATTCAGCAAGAATCTGTTGAGCAACATCAACTGGCACTGGTAAACCATTCTCGTCGGCTCTCTTATAAGCCTTAGCATAACCCTTGTACCATTCGTCGCTGCATTTCGCCGGATCAATCACAATATTTGTGGTCTGACCAGTAAGAGCGGACTGTAATTGTTCAACCTGAATCTTTTGACCAGTTGAGCCAGGAAGAATACTGGTAAAATAAGGAGCCTTCTTCTCCCAGCACTTACGCCACCAAGTATAAGGAACACGATAAATCTGATTGGCCTTGATCGCTCTTGGATCGCCACCGAAGTAATTTACTAGTTTCTTTTGTAGACCATTCCAGTATGTCTTATTTTTGCCAACAAGTTTGCGGGAATGATCATCAAAAATCCAGTAGCACTGATATCCGTTACGAGTATCAACTACCCAACTAGGAGCAACCGGAAAGTTATTGATCTTATCAAGAAACTGCTTCTTCTTCTGCATTACAACGCTGGGCTTAAAATACTTGCCTTCGTTGTCTCGACCAGCATCCATATCGCAGAAGCAACAAGAGAACTCATTGATCGCGTACATTTTGCGACCACCATTGATGTAGAAGTAAACATCGGAATTTTTTTCTACGTTAGCAGTAAGAGCATCGTCCAAAAATCCTGTATGATTCATACTGCTGATCTTCTTTCGAGGATCGCCATTATAAGCATAAATATGGTTCTGATTAAATGAATTCAAAAACCTGCCCCTATTGTGAGCATTACCGCCAGCATGAACATTATTATTCTTGTCAAAAGGATTAAAACCAATATTATCACTAAACATACTTCACCATTTCCTGTAAATAAAAATGTATATTGGGACAGCAACCTCTACCGTCATTAGCAATATAAAAGGAATTAGGGAATCGAACCCTAAGACTTAGCACTAACTAGTCCAGTCCCCAGACTATTCCTTTAACCTTAATCAGCCAGGGTACGAGTTGTCGTAATCATCCTCGTCCTCGTAATCATCCTCGTCATCATCAAACTGATCCCAGTAATCATTGTCGAGATCATAATCGTCCTCATCCTCATAATCAGCATACTCGTCCTCAGAAAAGTTAGCCGAATAAAGAGGCTTGAGAAGTTCGCCTTGATACTCTCCAACAACTTCATATTGGCAAGTGCGAAGTTTCTCATAGTTACAATCACTAGGAACGCTAACAACATCACGCGGATTAATCTTGACGATCACGATACGATCACCACTTTCCACAGACCCGTAACCAGCAACATAATTCAATGCACCAGCATGAAGCCCATTAGAACAACCCCTAGCACGATCATCATCAACCTTGGCTCTTTGCATCTTGCAAATCTTGCCAACCCTATTATCAAATGTTCCACGATACTTATCCATGTAGTCATTCCTAACAGCCTTATAAGCCAAGAAGTGACCATCCTCAGTAATAGGCAGATGCTCATGTTCAAGGAAATCATAGAGTTCCTTTTGACTCTGCATACTAGGATTCTCCATCAAATTATTAAGGAAATTAACAAGAGGCTGAAAAGGCAGACCCTTGCTCATAAACTCAAGAATACGCTTGCTGATACTACCATGAACAACCTCACCCTCGTAGGTGACTTGACCATTCTTAATCTCAACAAGACCATCACTAAAAGTAGCCACAGCCTTTTCCACATCAACAATATCAAGAAGTTCATCAGCGGTCGCTGTTGGCAACGCCTCAAGAATCATCTTGTAGTTAATATGATCCGGCAAAACCTGATAGGTTCTATT